CGAAGTGCGCCCTCATATCGTGGGGAGGCTGGAAGGACCCACATCGGGGGGCGGTATGGCGCACGCATATAGGAGCGCGCGGCGAGGTCCGGGCCTCATCCGATCACCGCCCGCTTCCTCGTGCCGTTGAGATGAGCCAGTATCCGCGCCTCGGCATCATCGTAGATGTTGCGTAGTTGTCGCTCTTGCCGTCCGCGTCCCTTGCGGTCGTCATCGTCGAGCGCCTCGATCGTCCGCCACGTCAACCCATCCGCGCGCGCCCAGACGATCTTGCGCTGATCATTGGTCAGCAGGTAGAGCCAGGGAAGCGTTTGGTCAAGGCGGTCGATCGCCTCGGATGAGGGGGGGGTCTTGCGCAATTGCGTGGGGCTGTAGCCGTAAGCGGTCCACTCATAGACGACGTCGGGCCAGCCTGCGCGGACCCCCGCGGGGATGCCGAATTTTGGTATTAGCAAGCGCCGGATCGTATCCGCGGCCTCGGTCAAGCGGTGGCGGATATCGTCTTTCGTCCACGATTGGGCGAGGATATCCGGCAGCGCGAGAACGCCGTTTTGGTCGAAAGAGCGCGATTTTGGAACGTGGGGCATGTTCATATCAGATTGCCGGCAATCCCGGCAATATTATTTTTTCCCGTATGAATCGACGGATAGCCATCACCGGCCGACCTCGGCGCTGATCGCCGTCTTCATGGCAGGGAGACGGGCTTCCCAACGGGCGCGAAGGGTCGGGTCGGCTTCCCATTGCTGATCTACCCACATGCCCCGACTAATGCTGTTGACCGGCAGATCGAAGTAGGCAGCAATCTGCTTATTGGACCATCCGTTTTTCCGAAATTCGCGGATGCGCTCCTGGTCGAGTACACGACGGACTTTCATCTCTCACCTCCCGAGTTTCTCGGCGCATTCTGCGTGGCACCATCGAGCCCTAGCGCACGCCGGCCAGCCGCCATCTCCTCCGGGGTATATTCCCGTGCTGTCACGCCAAGAGCGGCGGCGGCCGACTTGAAGCCGCGCGCCGTTGCAACGGGTGTCCGGCGTTCGGGATGATTCCAATCGCCGTTAAGCTGGCGTTGCTTCTCCGCCGCGATTGCGTCCTGCCGTTCGAGAAAGGATGACCAGCCGAGCGAACGAGCCCAGGCGTCTCGATCTGTTGGGCCCGATATCGTCACCCTCCTGACCGGCGCGTGTTCGGTCTGCTCCCGGATGCAAAGCGCCCGGATGTCGGCCGGTGTTGGCCTGCGGCTTTCCGACCTTCGCCACGCCCCACAAGCCTCGGCCACAATGCCTGGCCCGAACTCAGCGACATCCTCGAACCAATCCTCGATCTGCGCCCGCCTGGCTTCCTCTGGTTCATTTGCGGTCCAATAATGGCCTAGCATTCGGGATATCAGGGCAGATATCTGCCTGATCGAGTCCATGTCGTTTGATGTACGCCTCTGCGGCATTATGGGCACCTTCAAAAAGAGCGGCGACCGGACCGGGCCGGTATGTTCCTGGATGCTTTCCGTTTCCTGACTTCGGGGACGCTCGTGCTAAGCAAGCGATGAGGAATCCCGCAGGCTCGCTTGGCTGTTCTTCCTCGCATTTAACGATTGCTTCCAGCACAGCCACATCGCCGTGCTCCTTGCGCATTTTCCCGAGCAGGGCACCCTTGTTCGGGCCGAGCAGATTTTTGCCACGATCCCACAGCTCGCGGGTCGGGTCCGGCGGAGCTTCGGCCGCCGAAGCGATAGCTTCGGAATCTTCCTTCTTACTTTCTCCCTGTCCCTGTCCCTGTCCCTGTCCTTCCGCGACGAACTGCATATCACTGGCATGCGATGTGCCGTCCGTACGTGTTTCACGGGCATATCGATGCCTCTCTGTCGCCATTTTCTTGCCATGGCATGAGCGGCAGAGCGTTTGCAGGTTTGCCATATCGTTATCGCCGCCATATCGCAGCGGGCGGATATGGTCGCAGTGCAGATCATCAATCGACCCGCAGGTAAGGCACTTCCTGTCGTCGCGGTCGAACGCAGCCTGCCTCAACCCCTCCCAGCCGGCATCGTCCGCCGTCCGTGTGTCGCGCCAGTTCTTCAGCCTCTGCGCGTCCCTGGTTTTTTTGTCCCGAAAAAGCTGTTTCCGCTCGAACGCGCGCAGTGCCTCCTGCGACAGAACGGGGTGGTAAAAGCGGTCGTCGGAGCACAATACGAATCCGTGCATCGCCATCTCTCGGATCTTGGACCAGCGCGTACCGGCCCCCGAGAATCCGGCGAGAACACGCTCGTTGTTCGGCAACGAGGCCGCCGGAACTTGCTTCCACGCTCGGCACCAGAGGAATACAGCTGCTCGAAATTCCTCCGCTGTGGCCAATGCCACCAGCTCAGACGCCATCAGCCGCTCGACGTTGAGCATGAAGCCGTCAAGATCGCGGACATCGACATCAGGTGACACCAACGGTTCCGGTAAATCGCCCATCCTCAAACCTAATCCTCACGCCGCCAGCCGCGTAACCGCCGGCGCCTCGCCGTGCACGAGGAGCCAGCGCACCATCTGTCCCCGGACCTCCCACCAGTCGGCGTGCCAGACCGGGCCGCCGGTGAGCGCGGACCATGCCTCGGTCGCGGTCACGTTCCGGCGTTTCCAGTATGCGATCTGCTCATTGGCTATCTCATTGGCTACGGGGGCGATCATATCCACCGCTCCCAGGCAGGCTTTGGTGTCGCCTTGCCGAAGTCACTGGTGTTGACGTTATGCGACCGAAAGTCGGCGACGATTTCGCCTTCAACTTTTGGCCAAGGCAAACTACGCGCAACTGGACGCAGACCGACGTTGGCAGAGATCGCGATGAAGCACGCATACGCCCCGCACGTCGCCCGCGGCCGACCGCGCTTGTCGCGCATCAGCGCCTTGCCACAGATGCAGAGCGGCGGCCTCATTTCGCAGCATCCGGCAGGAAGAACGGCGGGACCGGCTCGCCAGGCGACCAGTAGACGATCGGTTTTCCGACGCTGGCGAAATAGGCGATCTCGGCGGCAATCCCAATCGAATCCAGCCAGCCTTCCGATGTGACAACGATCATGCCGGCGGCCCCTTCCATCAGGGGACGGTCAGCGGGCAGCCAAATGCCGTGATCGTAGGGATCGATCAGACCCTGTATGGCGATCGGGTGTGTGTGCGCAATCGGGCAAAACACCGGCACGCCCGCCCGGAGGAACACCGCCGCAAAACGGCATGATTCCAGCCACGCCTGCACGATGCCGCGAGGGTGTTTCGAGTAGACGGTGGCCAGGTATTGATAGCCGGTCACTGCGCGGCCCCGTCATGGCTGTCGCGGGCGTCGACCTCGGGGTCATACGGGCGCGGGGCGAACTTGTTGGTCTCGTTGCCCCACGAACTCCAGCCCAGCCGCGTGGTCCTGGCGAACAGCTCGATATACGGCCCAGCAACCAGCCGCTCGATGCGGCCCGGCACGCAGTCGGGCTTGCGGCTGTGCTCCCGGCGCGGCTCGATGATGCCCTGCCGCACGTCGGCGTTGAGGCGCTTTGGGTGGCCGCGCGTGGCGAGGAGGCAGACCTCGCTGTTGGCGCGGGTCCAGTAACCCATGCCCATGCTGGCGTCGATGTCGTCGCGGAACATCTCGATCTGCTTCGCGTGACCCTTCATCCAGGCGAAAGCGCACGTCTTGTAGACGAAGCCCCAAGCCTCGATCAGCCCCATTGCTTGCGGAAGCAGGGGCCATGTGATCCACATGAAGAGTGCGCTATCGGCGGTCGCGAGGTCCGCTATGGGCAGAGCAGCAATTTCTTTCAGCGACTGGGTTTGGTAGTGGACCGCGGCGGGGGTAAAGGTTGTTGTGGATGATCCCCGAGCTTTTACCGCCGTCTCTCCACTCCACACCGCGAATAGCCATGGCGGATCGGCATAGATCGCGCCGTAGTGCCCGCGCGGCAGATCGCCGAAAGGCCACTCGCCGCTCACGGCGCCGCTCCCTCCGCCCCGAACAGATCCCCCGCCTCGCGCGGCGCGTCGGTCGCCCGGGCATCCGGCAGCACAGGCGCAGCGAGCGTCATGGCGACGCCTCCGGCCGGCTGAACAGCGGCCCGGCGGCGCGCGTGACCCGAGGAGCAAATTTGCTCTCGGCCCAGAGCAACACGGCCAAGGCATCGCCGACATTGTCGTTTTCTGGGTTCCACCCCCGCGCGCGGATCGCGTCCATGACCTCGGGCTTCTTCGCCCGGCCATTGTCGGTGACGTATTTCTTGACGGTTGAGTTGTTGGCCGCTTCGCAGCGGACCTCTCTGGCGTAGGCGATTTCGAGCGTATGAGCGGCAAGACCGAAGAGGCGCATCACCGTGCTAACACTGGTGGCCGATGCGGTGATCAGCGGGGCCTCATAGACGATCAGCCGCGGCGCGTGCACGGTGATGTGATCGAGGAGGAGTTGCCGGAACCGATTGAAAAAGGCGCCGTCGCCTCGATCGGACGGGAGACGCCAGTGGCCATAAACGGGCTCGGCCCCGGGTAGGGCGACCGCCCATCCGGTGCACGTGCCCAAATCGCAGGCCATAATACCGCCGCCGTGCACGAACCGCCCTCTACGCGCTGGCTTGCGTTTCGGTATCGGGCGACAGTTCCGATGGCCTGATCTCCCGGCGCACCTTTTCGGCCTGGCCCGCGATCCACCCGGCATCGAATTCGGCGCGAGCCTCGCTGTCCGCGGGGTGGGGATTGGTCTCGATATTGTCGCCGCGCTTCCCGGCCTTCTCGCCCTGCAAACGGGCGGCTTTGGGCGATATCTCGCCGGCGCCGTTGTTGGGCCCGACGCCGGTTGGCGCCTCGCCGAACAGGTCGCCCTGCGCGAAGATCCCGAAATAATCCGCGTAAGCGTTGAGCGACGAGAGGAAGTCGTTGCGCTTGTCGGGCTCCATGTTGCGGAGCTTCATGGTCAGCTTGAACGCCGCACGGTTGAAACCGAGATCCTCGACCTCTTTCGCGATCGACCCGAGGTCGCCGCGAGCGTCATCGGCCGCGCTTTTCTTGCTGTCCCAGCGCTCGGCCAGCCGCTTCAGGCGGTCGAGATTGACGCCCGGCGGGCTGGTGTCATTCGTCTTGCGAGATACGGCCATTTTTCAAACCTCGTTGCGGTTCTGGTTGCGTCGTCTGCACATTGGATAGGCCGAGCTGCGGCGCAGTCGGCACCCGCCCCACCCCGAGCGTCTCCGCGAGCACGGCGTCCATCCGCACGTGCAGCGCGTCGCAGCGCTCGATCAGCGTCGTCGGCACGGGACCGTTAGCCTGCCCGTTGCCGCTGCGCGCCCAGACACCGGCGATGGTGTTCTTGGTGACGCCGAAGTGCGCAGCGACCCCCGTCTGGCTGAGCCCGGACAGCAGCATATCGATCGCCGCATCCTGCTGTGCCACGGTGAGAGCGCCATGCACGCCGCGCGGCAACCCGAGTTGGGTCATGCTCCCCGGGGGATGGATGCCTGTTTCAATCGTCATCGCCGGGTCACCCCGCCGCCCATTCGCCGAGCCGGCGCGCCAGCCGCCGAAGCCAAAGCCGCGCCGGCACCCGGAGCCACAGCCCCAACACGCGGCCTCGCAGCGCGATCCTGTTCAGCAGCCGGGCCAGCAAGTATGCGATCCACCGGCGCATTGATTTCCCCCGCCATCATGTTCAGTTTCTGGCGCACCACCGCGCGCTCGATGTCCTGCCGGTCGAGTTCGGCGATCAGCGCCAGAGCGAGTTCGCGGCGGCGCGCGGCGCAGAGGTGCCGATATAACCAGGTGCGCGCCGTATCGATCGGCACGCCCATCAGCCGAGCGAGGCTCTTCATGGTGTGCGCTGGATAAACCGCGCGAATGGTGGCGGCCTCGGTCATTTCCGATTCACAAATCCGTTGCGTATCCACGCGTGCGCCTCGCGCCCTATTGTCGGGACACGATGGCAACAGGAGAAACTAACCTCACCCCAAGTCGACCGGGCCGTCCTGGTCCCCCCGAGCCTGCGCGACCAGCCAACGGCAACGCAGGAAGACGGCCCGGTCGATCTCGGAATCGCAAAAATGATATGCCCGTTCATGCGGCGCGCCCTGCAATCGACAGCAGCGCGTTTCACTCGCCGGCGGGCAGGCGGGCAGTCATGACAGGCACCAGCCGAGGCGCAGTTGCGGGCACCGGCTCGGCGGCCGATCACTCGCGCGCCATCGACGCCTCGATGATGTCCACCACGCGCTGCGCCGCCTCGCGCTGCGCCTCGATCATCATCAGTTTGACGTGGTGGCGGACAAAGGCATTCGACCAGTCACCCCCCTGCACGATGCGGGTCAGCGCGGTTGTCCGCTCGTCAAGCTCTTCCTCGGAATACAAGATTGAACGTCGTCCTGGCATTTCCCCGGTCTCCCCTGTTAGGGCCCATTCACCAATGCGAGCAGCAGCACTAGGCCGATCGAGCCGAACACCACCGCCGCGCAGCCGGCCATGAAGCCGCGCCGCCAGGCGGCGCGCTCGCCGGCCGAACGGATGCTATCGGGATGCGACAGAATATGCGCCGCGACGGCGCGCGTGGTGGGCGCCGTCATCGCGCATTCCAATCTGCAGGATCCTCGACCACGTCCTCGTCCGGCGGCGACAGCGCCCGCAGCCAGAAGCCGACCGCGATGCCCACGGGGAGCGAGAGGGCCAGCCAGGCGAGGAGCCAGGTCATTAGGCGGCCTCGGTGTCGGCTTCTAACGTCCCCGGCTTTACTGCGGGGCGCACAATGTCGTCAGGCCAGGCGGTGCCGGCTGGCCAGCGATTCGAGAACCACCGCATTGCCTTGTCGTAGGTTTCGATCGTGCAACTGTCGCCCGCCTCCAGCTTTTTGAAGAGCGCGCCTTGATTGTGGATCAGGGTCGCCACGCGCGCGAGCGAGCGCCCGGTGGCATTACAGTATGTGCGGGCGACGGTCAGGAGCATGAGGCGCGAATCCATGCTGCCGATCTTGCGGACTTTTGTCCGCATGTCAACGGATTTCTATCCGCATGACAATTTTTGCGAAACGCGGATGATCTTCCGCATGGACACAACCGAGCTTTTGGCCCGCATCAAACAGCGGCGGAAGGTCGTCAAACTCAGCGAGCGGGCCGCCTGTCTTAAGGCCGGGCCGCCGGTAACGGTGGACAGCATCCGATTGATCAGGCGAGGGCACCCGCCCCGCCGTCAGGTGCTGCGCGCCCTCGCGGCGGTGCTGGAGTGCGATCTGGCCCATCTAGAAGAGGTCGCGCCTGATATCCGACTCAATTCGCGGAATGGCGGCCGCGAGAGAGACGAATTGCTCCGCCTATATGATGAGGCGTCGGAAGCCGGTCAAAAGCTGATCGTCGATATAGCGCGCGGTGTGGCGGCGCTTCCGCCGACGCCGCCCAACACCTCTTCAATCCCCGCAAAAAGGGGGCGCTGATAATTCAATTTCCACACAAAGACAGGCCAAGGCCATGAGACTAACGATTCAAACCATGCTGGCCGCCGCGTCGTTCGCGACGATTTGCTCGACCGGGCCGGTTGCAGCGGACCCGAATTTCGGGATGCCGCCGGAGGTGGCGCAAAAAGCGTATAGCCATTGCGCCAAAGCCCCCAACTCCCTCTACATGCAGGTCCTCTGCATGGAGCAGGAGAGCGACGCCTACTACAAACTGGGCGCGCCCCACAAACCGACCGTTGCGGAATTGAAGGCGGCCGAGGAGCGGCGAACCGGCGCACGGTTCGAGACGAATTATCGCGACCCGCCGGGCTCTACGATCGAACCCTGCCCGCCAGCGACCCGGATGACCGAGATGGACGGCTGCCAGATCGCGCGCTACCTGATAAGGGGGCGCACCAGCAACGGGGGCTGACAGTCTGCCACGCCGCGTCGGCACCCATCCCCGCTAATTTCTCCCGCCACGACGCACCGACAATATTGCGCTCTTTCAGGCGCGGATAAAAATCCTCATTTAATGCTTGACGTGCGGATATAAGTCCGCATACTCTCCCTCACTCGCGACAAACGGCTCCAACGGCGGAGGCGATTATGCGGACAGCCGGGGTAACGCCCCGGCACCGCATCGCGAGGGGAGAGACCGCGATGCCCGCCAGCCAGCCAACAACCGCCACCATTCTGCGGCACCGGATCGAGGAGGCACGCGAGATCAGAGCTGCTGAGATGTTGCGGCGGCTGCGCCCCTCAACCCGGACGCATCGGCCGCAATGCGTGGCGTTGTGGACGCTCCCAAGCTGGACGGTCGCGCCGAGGGCCGCAGGATGATGACCACCTTCCATACCGTCTCCTATCACTGCACCGACTGCGGGTACAAATGGGTCGGCCCGCACTACGCGGCATACTGCCCCCGCTGTTGTGGCGGCAAGACCACTAGCCAAGCCGACGAGATCGCACGGCGTCTCAACCCCGCGACCCGGGCGCACCGCGCCGAGGATCCGCCGCTGACGACCGCGGAACGGCTCGTCGCGCATGATCGGTTCTGCGCGCGGCTCGCCGAGATAGAGGGCGCGTGATGGCCGCCCCCGCAACGGTACAGGCCGCCCTCGATTGGCGACCGATTGAGACTGCACCGAAGGACGGGACGCGATTTCTTTATGCATGGCGCGATCCTGAGCACGACTCGCCGCGACAGATCACGCAACCGCAGCAGGGGTATTGGCTGATGCGCATGGTCAAGGGTGGCCCTCGCGTTCCTGCCGCGATCTACGTCGTTCACACAACTGCTGAACCCGGCGAAGAAAGCAACCGCATGGACCGCAGTCCGTTCATCGCGGCATTCGTCGCCGGAGAGCCCGTCGCGATGGATGACGTGTGGCTCCATCGCGGCGAGCCAATCACTGAGGCCGACTACAACTTTCGCGTCGCCGACATGCGATGGGCGCAACAGCACGCCCCGGATGAGCCCCAGGCGCAGCCGCGAGCGAAGATTGACCTGATGCAAGCAAAGCTTCCGTTCTGAAAGGGATCATAAAATGACGATCGTCGAAAACGACCTTCTCCCCGGCAGGGGGCATAATATCGGATTTATCGGCATAGGCGCCGATGGCAAGGTCGAACTTAATCCAACCGATATGCGGGAATATGTCGGCGAAGAAATCACCGCGCTCGCCTCCCGCAAAGATGAACTTCTCGCCTCGGTTGGCCGCGTGCCCCCAGGCGTTGACAATGATATAGCCGCCGGCAAGACGGCTGACCTCATCAAATTGATCGCCGCGTGCATCAAGAATGCCGAGGCTGATCGCGTGGCGCGCAAGGAGCCGTTCCTGGAAGGCGGCCGCGTTATCGACGCCGTATTCCGGGGCATTACTGAACCTCTGACGCGCGCCAAAACCGATGTCGAGCGCAAGCTGACGCTCTACCAGCGCGAGGTTGCTGAGGCCGAACGGCGCCGCCGTGAGGATGTCGCGCGCCAGGAGCGGGAGGAGGCCGAGCGCCAGCGCCACGAGGCGGAAGCCGCCGCGGCCGCCGTTGCCACCGAGGCCGATATCGATGGCGCGATCAGCGCCGGTGAGTTGGCGCGGCAGCGCGAGGCAGACGCGGTCGCGGCGCAGCGGGCGGCCGAAGCTAAGCCGGCCGAGTTGAGCCGGCAGCGGTCCGATTATGGGGCTGTCGCGAGCCTGCGACGCTTCTGGGATATGGACGATCTCGATCGCGACAAGGTCGATCTCGAAACGCTGCGGCCGTTCCTGCCACTGGACGCTTTAGAGAAGGCTGTCCGCGGCTTTATCCGCGCCGGCGGCCGGGAGTTGCGTGGCACGAGAATTTTTGAAAACACAGCAACGAGTGTCCGATGACCGCGCTTGCGTCGTTGGCAAACCTCTCGCGCGGGACCGTGATCGCAGCACAGAACGCTCGCGATCCGCAGCGAGCCCTTGCAAGATTCGAGCGGAAATTTATTCCTGAACCCAACAGTGGCTGTTGGCTATGGCTTGCGGGGATTGATGCGTATGGCTACGGGCAGTTCACTTGGCAATATCACCAGGAGCACGCGCATCGCCATGCCTATCGGTTTTATGTCGGAGAGTTCCCTGCGGAGCTTCACGTTCTGCATCGCTGCGATAACCGCCTCTGTGTAAACCCCGGGCACCTATTTCTTGGGACGCATCGAGTTAATATGGCCGACATGCGCACCAAAGGGCGGCACTCAAATCAGAACACGCACCGCACCGAATGCCGCCGCGGGCATAAATTCACACCCGACAACACACGCATATGGAATGGCCGGCGCATTTGCAGAGCGTGCGCTAGGTTGTCGATGCGGGTAATAAGAGGAAAGAAAGCATGACTAATCAGGTGCAGACCGTAGATTTTGCCTCGATGCCTTTAGATCAAGCAATAGAGGCATATACCCCAAATTTTGAGGCGGCGCTTCCCGCGAACATTTCAGTAGATCATTTTAAGCGGATGATCCTGACCGCGATTAGCATCAATCCAGACCTGATGAATGCCGATCGTCGGACCCTGTTCAACTCCTGCGTAAAGTGCGCGAGCGATGGGCTTCTGCCTGACGGGCGGGAGGCCGCGCTCGTCATCTACAAGACGAAGGTGAAGGACCGGCAGGGCCGCGAACAGTGGATCGAGGCGGTCCAATTCATGCCTATGATCGCTGGCATCAGGAAGCGGCTGCGGAACAGCGGCGAGGTTGACAGCGCCACGGCAGAGGTCGTGTACCGCAAGGACCGCTTCAAATACCGGCTCGGCGATGGTGCCTTTATCGAGCACGAGCCCCCGCCGCTCGATGAAGATCGTGGCGATGCGATCGGCGCTTACGCGATCATAAAACTCGCCAGCGGCGAGACCATCCGGGAAGTGATGGGCATCAAGGAAATCGAGAAGGCCCGCGCCGTGAGCCGCGCAAGGGACAGTGCTGCCGGCCCCTGGGTCAAATGGTGGTCCGAGATGGCGCGCAAGACCGTGATGCGCCGGGCCGCGAAGGCCGCGCCGCAAGCATCGATGTTAGAGAAGCTACTGATGCGCGATGAGGAAATAGACGCGCTGCCGGCGCCCGAGGATTTGCCTGCGATCCCAGCCAGGCCGAGGCGCGAGAGTTTCGCGCTGCCGCCGCAGGAATATGCCGAAGTGCCCATGATCGATCCCGCGGCTCTGACCTACCCCGTCGTCGACCTCGATGGCGTCGAGACAGAGTACATGACGCCAGATTTGGCCGAGGCGGCGCTGACGGCAGTTTTCTATGAGGCGGCGAAGCGCGGCGTGGAGGCCCTGCGCGGCGCCGCAGAGAGCAATGACTTTCACGAGATCATGCCGCTCGATTTCGAGCGGAGATTGATCCAGACCTACGAAACCCTACTCAAAGGATTGCAGCCTTCGCCGGACGCGGAGCGCCCGGGCGACGACGAGGACGCCTTCGGGCTCAAGCCACTCCCCCAGGACACCAAGTATTTGAGCGCTGGCGAGCAGCGCGTGATGCACGAAGCTCTACGTCGATCCACGACGCTCGTGCACGAGGGCGAAGGGCAACCCAATTCCCCGGCCGCGCAGCCAACAGAGGAGGAGGACACGAATGGGCTTGGCGGCCCTGCCGCGGCCGGGGATACCGACCTCCTCGGCGGTTCGCCGGCTGAGAACCTGGTCGTGCCTCTCGGACCACGTCCGACGCCGAGCGACCTCGACTATTTCGCGCGGCAGCTGTTGGCGCTCATCGATCAGCAGCCGCCTACGCGGCCGCGGCTGGTGAATATACGTAAGGCGAACGAGGCGGGGCTGCTCAGGCTCAAGGCGGGCCCGGTGGAAATGGCGCCCCTTTACGACGAGGTCCAGGCAGCGCTCGCGAGGAAGACGTCGACGGCGTGATGGCTGACCGATCGCATATCGGAGTGGACAGAGCGAAATCCCCGCAACCGCCCCGGGGCCAACTGGGCGGCAGATAAAGGACAGCTTTATGAAACAGATCATCTTTGCCGCTGCATTGTTCGCTTTCTGCTCTCCGGCGTTCGCCGGCGGCAGTCACGGCGGCGGCGGCTCTACCATCGGCGGCACTTTCGCCACCAGCGGATCGGGCGCGGCGGTCAGCGGTTGTGAGTGCGGAACGGGCCGCGCCTATGCGGTCGGCGGCAATACCTCAACCGGCACCGCCTCAATCGGCCACAACGGACAGAACTCCACGACCAGCTCGTTGAGCTTTGGTTCCGGCGCGTCCTACCACGGCCACTATGCGGCCGGTGGCGAGGGCACGGCAGGCGCGTTCACGTTCGGCAAATTCTAACAAAGGGGAAGTGCGGGGCGCAAGCCCCCACGCTTCGTTGGAGGTAAATAAAATGACCGACAAAACTTTGAACGAACCACTCCTACCTGATGATTACCCAATCTATGCCGATTATTGCTATGTTCTGGACGGGAAAGTGGTTCGCAGCGATTGGCACAAGGTAACCGCCGCGCAGTTCAAGAAGCTCACTGGAGCCACCGAGGTGCGGCGCTGCGATATGATCGCGCGCGGGCTTAAGTTCGTCCTTCTTGGTGCCGCGCTCGCCCTTCTCGCTGCTCCGGCGCTCGCCGAGTCGGTGACGAAAGCCAACGCTGATGCGACCGCGCTCGCCGCCGCAAGGGCCAGTAGTGGCGGGGGCAACAGCATCACCACCAATTTCGCCGGGTCGCGCATCCCGAACAATACGCCCGAAGTGATCCCGCCCTCGATGTCGGCCAGTGGCACCGAATGCCAACTGCCGGGGTTCTCGGCTGGTGCCGCCGTCGCCGGCACGGGTGCCGCGCTCGGCATCCCCGGAGGCAACGATGAGGAGTGCAAGACGCTACGGCTGGCTGAGTACAACCAGAAGGTCGCCGTGGCGATCGAGAGCCGCGATCCGCAAGGTGCACGACGGCATCGGCAGACCGCCGACGAGCTGACGTGCCAGATCCCGCGTATGAAGATGCTGACGATGTGCGCCCCTTCGATGGTCACGGCCAGCTACGCAGCGCCAGGGTCCAAGTGGTATTGCGACAACCCGGCCGGGTATCATCCTGCCGTGCCGCTGTGCTCCGCATGGCGCGTGGTCCCATGAGCAGCCTGCCGCCGTCGTCACCGTATACGGTCGACGTGGTCGCCGATGCCTGACCCCCGCTATGTCACCGCCGGCTATCTCGCGGGCCAGATTGGCTTTAGCGCACGGTGGTTGACGTTGAAGGCGGTGGCTGGAGAAATACCGGGCGCGCATCAGCCAGGCGGTGCCCGCGGCCACTGGAGGTTCGACGAGCATATCTTCCTCGAATGGTGGAACAAGGGCCGGGCGAAGGGGGCGAGATGGCATCCATCTACAGGCGCGGCCGGCAATGGTGGGGCAGGGTACAGCGTGAGGGCACGCTCTACCGCCAGCCCCTTAAGACGACGGCTGAGGGAGTTGCGCGCAAACGCCTGACGGAATGGCTCGACCAGCTGGAGCGCTCCGGCTGGGGCGAGCGGCCGCCGCGGACCTTCGACGACATGGCATTGAAATTCATCGAGGACCATCTGCCGGAGCTGAAGCCGAAATCCCGGCGGCGCTACCTGATTTCGATCGAGGCGCTGACCGATCATTTCGAGGGGCAGCGGCTGGACGAGATCACCAGCGCCCGGCTCGCCGAGTTCGCCGACGCGCGCCGAAAGGCCGGGCAGCGCATCCCCGCGCGCTGGCTCGGCAAGCGGAAGCCGAAGCCGTTGTCGCCGGCGACGATCCGGCGCGACCTCGCCTGCCTCTCGGCGATGTTCGGTTGCGCGATGGAATGGGAATGGACCGACCGCAACCCGGTGCCGGCGTTCTTGAAGGCGCGGAAGAAGCGCGGACTGCGCGAGGGCGCGCCCAAGACGCGCTGGCTGACCCACGACGAGGAGGCCGCGCTCCTGACCGCGGCGCAGGACGACCAGGCCGAGCGCCTGCTCTCCGACGCGATCGCGCTGGCGATCGACACCGGGCTGCGCAGCGACGAGCTGCTCGGCCTCCGATGGGATCAGGTCAATTTCTCGAAAAACCAGATCGAGTTACTCGCCGGCGACACGAAGGCCATCCGACGGCGCGAGATTCCCCTTCTGCCGAGAGCGCGCACAATTCTGGACACAATGCCGAGGCGGCTGCGCTCGCCCTATGTGCTGGTCAACCCCGAGACCGGGGAGCGCTACCGGACGTTGGGTAAGGGCCTCGCGGGCGCCGTCAAACGGGCGGGGATCAAGCCCGCGACTTGGCACGACCTACGCCGCACCTGCGGGTGCCGGCTGCTGCAGGATCGCCGGTTCTCGATGGAGCAGGTGGCGCGGTGGCTCGGGCATCATTCGGTCGTAACGACCGAAAAAAGCTACGCCTTCCTGGAGACGGAGCACCTGCACCAAGCGATGGAAAAGTCTAAGCAGACGCCCAATGGATGGAGAGGGCTCCCAAATGCCAGCACCTGAGATAACACTTTTGATTGGTATCTGCGGACTGGAGATCGGATACGTTATCGGATTCCTGATTGCACGAATGATCTATCACAGGGGGGCACCGAAGTGAGCGCGACCCCAGGCGCTGCACAAAAATGGCCACAAAGGCGAGAGGATTGACGTGAAAAACGCAATGTTTTCCAACGCTTGGCGCGCTTGGACAGCGGACTCTGACTCCGCCAGTCTAGGTTCGAATCCTAGTCCCCCAGCCAGCCATATTGCTCAAAAACGGCTGTTTCCCTCGGTTTCCCTGTCGGAAATGGCGGAAACGGCGGAAACGAACGCCGAAGGACGCAAGCACAGAAACGGGCACAGTTGCGGCGCGAAAGGCTACCGCGCGAGGTTCTTCACCACCCACTCGACGGTAGAGAGATCGGCGGAGAATGCGGCCGGGTCGGCACAAACGCGGTCAACCCCGGCGGCCACGATCTGATCAGCCGTGGCGACGCCCGGCACCGGCACCATCGAGAGGACGAGCCGGCCGCCGACGCTCTTGAATACGCCGTCCGCCGTGCACGCCGCGACGATGCGCGCCGTTACCGCCGGGTCGGCAGGTTGCGGGACAATCCCGCCGCAGCGGGTGAAGGCAAGGAGCATCCCGACTGGGTAGTGACTCAGTTTGAATTTGTCACTCAATCACCTCGTCGGCGCGCATCAGCATCGATTGCGGCACGGTGAGACCGAGCGCCTGCGCGGTCTTGAGGTTAATGATCAGCTCGAATTTGGTAGGTTGCTGGACCGGCAGATCGGCGGGCTTGGCGCCCTTGAGGACCTTTCCCGCGTAAGTGCCGACCAGGCGAAAGGCAGAAGTGAGGCTTGGTCCATAGCTGATCAGGCCGCCGGAAGCGGCGAACTCGCGCCACGCATAGCTCGCCGGGACAGCATGGCGCGCTGCCAGCGCCACGAGCTGCTCGCGCCGGCTGGATAAGAACGGATCGGCGGCGACGACGAGCGCGCCGGCGTGCAGTTGGACGAGGGAGGCGAAGGCGGCGTCGATCTCGCTTTCAGTGCCGGCCTTCAGAATAGGGAGTTGCACCCCCTTCGCGCGCGCTGCTTCCTGCACGTTTCTGATGATGCGCTCGTGATCCGCCGCGTTCGGGTTCACCAGCAGGGCGATCACCCTAGCCTGGGGAACCATCTCGGACAGCAGCTCAAGCCGCTTAGCCGTTAGGTCGTCGGCGTTCGCGCTCCCCGTGAGGTTGCCGCCCGGCCGGGCGAGGCTGGCGACCAGCCCGTCCCCGACCGGGTCGCTGCCACCCCTGAAGACGATCGGGATCGTCGAGGTCGCGCTTTTCGCGGCTAGTGCCGCAGGCGGGCCGTTCGCCATGATCAAATCGACCTTGCGGCCGACGAGATCGGCGGCCAATGCGGGCAGCCGATCGTAATGGCCCTCCGCATAGCGGTATTCGATCGCCAAATTCTGTCCCTCGACGTAGCCGGCTTCGCTCAGTCCCTGGCGGAGCGCGGCCAGTAACGGTGCAGAGTTCGGGCCGGGCGAGAGGTAGCCGATCACCGGCATCGCCTTCTGTTGCGCGCGCGCGGCGAACGGCCATGCCGCCATCGCGCCGACCAACAGGATCAACTCGCGGCGTCTCATTTGGGATGCTTCCCCTCGCTTTCCTGCGGCAGTCATCATATATGCTTAGCGTAATGCACAGCGCGGAGCGAGCATGCCGAAGGGACCCCAAGGACAAAAGCGCCCCGCCGACACCGTAGCCAACGCGATTCGCGTCGCCAAGATCCTGACGGGCGAGATTGATGAGTCGACCTCGGCCGACGACGGCAAGGACAAGGCCGCCCAGGCGCTCGGCAAGAAGGGCGGCGCAGCTCGTGCTAAGAGTATGACGCCTGAGCGGCGAGCCGAGATCGCGAGGAATGCAGCGGCGAAACGATGGCAGAGGTAGCAAGCAGCCAATAATATGCTTGCAGCCATAAGAGGGGCATGCTAGCAAGCATCTCAGCAAGCATCTAGATGGGCGGCTGAGATATGACCGATCTATTCGGCGAAAACGATACACCGCAGTCGAAGGGCGGCAAGGCCCGCGCCGACGCTCTTCCCCCGGAACGCCGAAAGGAGATTGCCAAGGCAGCAGCATCGGCGCGCTGGCATGATGATGCGGACGATCTCCCGCAAGTCTTATGTGGGGCAATCGATCGGCCGATGCGTATCACTGCGCTTGGGCTCGAAATCCCTTGCTATGTCATAGAAGGTGAACGGCGGGTTCTCGTACAGCGCGGCATGGTGAGCGCCCTTGGAATGGCACGAGGGAGCGCCAGCGGGGGTGGTGATCGTTTGGCCAATTTTATAAATGGTGAGCGAATTAAACCCTATGTTGCCAGTGAGTTAAGCGAGGTGATCACTGCTCCGGTAAAATTCCGAGCGCCAAATTCATCGATAGCATACGGCTATGATGCAGAGGTATTACATTCGATTTGTCTAGCAATCCTAGCAGCGAGGCGAGCCGGAAAGCTGCAAAAACAACAAGAGCATATAGCAGAACGATGCGAAATATTAATTGCGGCGTGGTCGCTCGCCGGCATTATTTCTGCCGTTGACGAGGCCACTGGGTATCAATACATACGTGCAAAAAATGCTATTGAACAGATAATAGATAAATGGCTTGTGAAGGAACTACAACCTTGGAAAAAACATTTTCCAGTAGACTATTATAAGAGGATACATGAATTACACGACTGGCCGTTTGATCCCTCATCGGCAAAACATCCAAGTGTTGTGGGGAAATGGACAAACGATATTATCTATGATCGTCTTGGGCCAGGACTCCGAGAACAGCTGCACGATTACGCCGGTCGGGATGAAAGGGGACGGCTTAGGCATGTGCTTACGCAATTTCTCACGACTGACTACGGCATCCCACAGCTTAAGTCTCATTTTGATGGAGTCCTTGCGCTGATGAGAGCGGCCGGGAATTGGAAACAGTTCGCGGAGATGCTTGATCGGTCGTTCCCGAAGCCGCAAACGACGTTGAAGATGGCGCTCGACGATCTGGACCGAATCGGTCAGAAATGAACCAATATGCTTGACGTGAAGCATATACGTTCAAATAATCAGGGCATGAACAAGCTGCCCCTCACCAAGCGCGTCCAAATCCTCTCGATGCTCGTCGAGGGATCGTCCTGCCGGTCGATCTCGCGCGTTGCGGACGTGAGCCTCAACACCGTCTACAAGACGCTGATCGATGCCGGCAAAGCCTGCGTCCGGTTTCACGATGAGGCGGTGCGCAACGTCGCCAGCAAGCGCATCCAGTGCGATGAGGCGTGGAGTTTTTGCTACGCCAAGCAGAAGAACGTCGCGACGGCTAAGGCCGCCCCGGAAGGCGCTGGCGATGTTTGGACGTGGACCGCGCTGGACTCCGATACCAAGCTGATCCTGTCGTGGCAGGTCGGCGGGCGCGATGCGGAATACGCGCTGGCGCTCATGGACGATCTTCGCAGCCGATTGGCAAACCGGGTTCAACTGACGACTGACGGGCACAAGGCTTACCTGAGCGCGGTTGAAGAGGCATTCGGTGCGGACATCGATTACGGCATGCTGGTGAAGCTGTATGGCCCTGAAATCAGCGGCCAGGGCCATGAGCGCAAATACAGCCCGTCAGAGTGCCTGGGGGCACGCAAGGACACGATCACCGGCAACCCGGACCCGAAGCACATCAGCACGTCGCACACCGAGCGGCACAACCTCACCATGCGGATGAGCATGCGGCGGTTCACCCGGTTGACCAACGCTTTTAGCAAGAAGGTCGAGAACCATTGCCATGCGCTGGCGCTCTACTTCGTGTATTACAACTTCGTTCGCCGGCATCAGACCTTGCGCGTGTCGCCTGCGATGGCGGCTGGTATTTCTGATCGGCTTTGGGATATGACCGATATCGTCGCGCTGATCGATGCCCGCGAGGAAGCGCCGAAGCGGCCCGCGACCTACCGCAAGCGCGGCGCTGCGGCGACCGAGATTTCAAACTGAGTCACTACCCCCGACTGCGGCGATCGCCAGGAGGATGTTGGCCCCTCTGACACGCCGGGATGTCTCCAAACCTCGGAGGATGAATTGATCGGTCATCGGATCGGAGCCCCGAAGATGCCCCATCCCAGGAGGCCGATCAGGATATACATGACCAGCGATGGCGCGCGATCCTGCGTGAAGGGCCACCAAAACCATCCCGTGAACAGGATCGAGATCACGTACAGAATCCAGAACCAGATGCCTGCGGTCATTGGTGGCCCCTCCTTGCTACTTATCGACCGGGGTGCCGAACGTGACGGTCATGGTCGTTGCTTCGTCCCGGGGGTCCATATCGCACGTAAAGTCCTCGCTGATCGCGAGGAGGTTGTTTTCGCCGGGGCCGATCTTGGCGTCGCCGGTCCACGTCACCCGGTTTGGGATCTGAACGCCATCAGCATCAACCTGACTTGGCGCGACGCCTTCAACAAACCCCGTCAATCCGGTCGCATCGTCAGGCACGACGCGGCCAACCGTCTCGTCAGATGACGCGCCGACCAAGTTCTCAATCGGCCCATCAACGGTAATCGTGTAGGGGACTTTCGTGCGTGTAGTCAACTTTGCCATTTTACGGTTCCTTTGAAGAGTTCAGATAAGGTTCACTTGTCTACAGGGTCTCCAAACTCAATCGTCATGGTAGACGCCATAGCCTCGAAAAGAGCCGCAGCAGCTTCCACATCCGCGACCTCGCTCTTAAGCTCCAGAAAGAGACCCTCTGGAACTTGAACCTCCTTGACCGCTGGGTAGCCGTCCGCTGCGAGGGATTCCCGGGCGTCGATCCCCGCAGCCAGTGTCCCCAGCACCGCGACGATCAGGTCTCGCCGGCGCGTCATGTTCTCCAATTCCGCGGCGATGATCGCCCCGAGATCGGTTGAGGGCGGAATGTGCGAAAGGTCATAGAGACCGCGGATTTGCGGATCGATCAACACCAGGGCTGCCAGGAGTTCGGCTCGCAGCGCTGGGTTGGGATCGAGAGGATTGGCGTTATCAGCGGCCGCCATGCTCGTGCGTTTCATCAAGTGTCCTCCTAAGCGATGGCGGGCGGGACGCGCGGCTGCGACGGGCTGGCCGCCTGTGCGACAAGCGCGTCGTCCTTTTTCTGAGATCCCATCGATGAGCCCATGAAGAAACCGATCGTCGCGGTAAACCCGGATGCGGCGACAGCAAACATCTGCGTGCGCAGCGTGTCGTTGTCCATGAAGCACGACGCGACCAGCGCGCCCGCGAAAATTGTCAGCACGTACCATCCGAGGGTCGGCAGCATCCACCACGGCGCGCGGTTGACAAGCTCTTGAGCGACGGCAGAAGTCGGCGGGATGACGATTGCGGGCAAGGGCGGAGCTAGGGGATGCGCTTCCCGGGCTGGCAATTCGGCCTGCACGGCGGGAGCGCTAGGCGGTGTGGCGACCGGGTCCGTCGTCGGATTTGGAACAGCGGCATGGGGAGCAACGGCGGCAGCCGGCCCCCCCCTCAGCCTGCGCAAGATCATGGCCGCGCTCCCGCATCGAGCCAATCGAGATACTTCTGCTCCGCATCAATCATCGCATCGCTCGGCCTCCCATCGATCGGGCCGCTGTAGTAACCCGCAATCGCCACGACCGTTTGCCATGCCCGATAGGTGACCGCCAGGGCATCGGGTGTGCCGAGCGCGACGGTTGGCACAGGAGCCGCTGCGGCGGGCGCAGGGACATGTGGAGACTCGGGAGCGGTCCGTATCGCCGGTATCTGCCCAACGGCGTCCAGCGCCTGCTGAGCGAACCGTATGCGGCTGTTGACATCGCTCGTGCTTGAGGGCCGCTCGAACGCGACCTCGAACGTGTAGACTGCGGCCTCAAGCGTCGTGGTCTGCATCAACCTATCAAGGGCGCGACGCTCGGAGCCAAGCAACTCCGATACGAGGAATTCATAGTTGGTCTCGTCCATATCGCCATTAGGGTCGCCCCTGGCCGCGCCGAATTCCTCAAGAGCTTCCCGGCGCGGTCCGGTTGCCTGCTCCCAGCCGTGTCCACCTCGCGAGCCTCGGACCAGCGGGCTCACCTCGTCGATGCCCGGGTCTAAGCCGCTTTCGCCCGCAAGGTTTCCGACAACGGCTGCCGGGTGAATGACGTTGACAAACGGAAGGCGCGGATCAGCCAAAAGTCGCAGTATCACCCACGCGCCTCGTAGCGGCTCAAACCCTTTGCGTGTCTGAGGCGGCATGTCCCAAGGTAGGTTGCTCATTGTCGGTCCTTCGTCGGTCTCAAATATGGTCGGCGATAAAACCGGCGCCCTTCTCGACGACGCTGGTCTTGTCGAATGGCACCTTGCCGCTGCCCCCGCAGGTCAGGCAGATTTCGTGCACCCGGAAATCCGAGGGGTCTGTCACCCCGTTCTCCATTCGGCGCTTCTCATGCGGGACGATGCCGACGCCGCCGCAGGGGCCGCAGGGCTGCTTGAGGGGTTCGGCCATTCAGACGCTCCGATTAAAATTTAGGCTTCTGGTGAACCGGCCGCGGTTATCCCGGTCCACTGGGCGGGTTCCGGTGAGCCGTTGCAATCGCGCTTATGATCGCGTCCAAGTCATGCGACGATAGGGTGGAATGTACCTGCGCTTGCTCTTTCCGCCACATATTGACGAGGACGCCGACTGCCACGAGCAGCAGCATTGCGAGGACGCCGATCAGAGCCCATACCTCATTCCCCCCGCTCGCCCGACCGCGCTGCTCGTTGGCGAACTGTTCGAGTTTCGCGGTCCTGTCGGACGAATCAGTTTTCAACTCCTTGACCGCCGTCGCCAAGAGCAGCGCGGAGGAGTCCACGCTGGCTTTGTTCACTCGCGCCAGCTCAAGATCGGCAATCGATTTTTGAGCCGACAACTCATTTGTTCGCCGGGTCTCTGCGTCTCGCAGGTCATTGGATCGCCGGATGTCAGCATCCCGAAGATCGTTGACACGCCGCGTCTCGGCCTCACGTAGCGCGTTTTGGAACTTGGTCTCAAACTCTCGCAGATCGTCCTGCCTCTTGACTATCTGCGCCATAATATCGTTTAGCCGCGTGACGGCCGCCAACACGGTATCGAGAACATTTTTAGTCGGATCAACTGCGGCACCGCTGCTCGGCGCAGGGATGCCAAGAGCGGGCGGATAGGTGGTGCCGGTGCTGGCGGCCGGAGAAGCGGACTGCGCCCATGCCGGCAAACTTAGGAACGCCACGATCAGGAGCGCGGCTATCGATCTCAGCACCATCAGATTGATCTCTCTCGCGTGCCGCTACAGCACGACAAACCCGGCCGCATCGACGACGTAGTTGTACGAGGCGCCGGCCGGCGTGACGGGCAACCCGGTAATGCCGCTGTCCTTGTAGACGACGAGGCGGGAGGTGCCCGGAGTTCCGGTATCGATGAACAGAACCACGCCCTCGGCGCTGACACTCGTCACCGAGGCAAAGACCGGGTTGTCGAAATCCAAGGCGCCGAGGTCGCTGACGGATACGCCGGTCAATACCCCCGATATCTTCAGCTGCGCACCTCCTGGAATGTCCGAAAGAAACTGATCGGCGACATTGTAAGTGTAGGTGCCGCTGTCTATCAGGACGAGCTTTAGGAAAGACGTCAGCAGATTAGTGTTGGCGCCGCCGGTGTGGACGGCCTTCGTGTATTTTGGGTAGACCGAATTGGCCATGCCTCTAATCCTCCGTGACGAGGCCGGCAGCGGTCGAGAGCTGCGGCGTTACGGCGTTTCCAGTGACAATGTTCGGGGTGACCGTCCCGCTGTAGAGGAGGACGCCTGCGCCCGATGAGGCGGTGCCGATACCGAAATGTGTTGCCGTGCCCGATCCACCGGTCCCGGCCGGGAAGCTGGCGGCGGCCGCGAGGCTCACGCTATTGCCGGAGACGGTAAATCCAGCGCCCGATCGCGCTACCGCGACGCGGGCATAGCTGGTGTAGCCGACCTCGCTCGTCGTCTGGTCGCCGGCCTCGCCCGGGTCGGCGGTGTGCAGCGATAGATAGAGGCTGCCGGCGGTGGCGCTGTTCTGCAACCCGCCCGCGTCGCCGATGTTCGCCGCGTCGGTGTTGTTGAACAACAACAATAAAAGCATGTTTTCCCAGGCATTGGTCTTAGACATTGATTATCCCCAAGCGACATATCCAGACGGGAGCGTGCCAGCGAAGGCGGCGGCTCCGAAGTTGACGGTCGAGACATCGGCAACGACGCCGAGATTGGCGCCGGCCCACATGAAAAAGGCATCGCTTACCGTCGGAACGCCGAACCCGCCCACTCCTGCGGCCGGGTCAGCTGAGGCGCTGTTGTTCCAGTTCGAAGCCGTCGTGACGTTCTTGATCCAGAAGAGACCCTTGTTCATGTCGACGGCGATGCCGACAACGTCTCCGGCCGAAACCTGCGTGCCGATGTAGGTTCCATAGGCGGCGGTATTGTAGAGGATGCCGCCCGGGTTATCCCCAGTCTGAGCCCCAACGCTGTTGTTGTTGGCGCCCGGGTAGCCGCCGGTGAGCGTCGCCGACGAATTGGCAAATCCAAACACCGTCCCTTGATTGTGGCCGCTCGAACTGCTCCGCGAGGTGATCGTCAACTCGAAATAAGCGAGACCCGATCCCCTCGATGTCGTGCTGCGCCCCGCCTCGAACGTGGAGGCGGTCGTGTTCTGCGTCGCCGTGAGGTTGCCATTGCTAAGCGTGACCGTCGCCGCCTTGTCGGAAGGATTGAACGTCGAGGGGGTTGTGCCGACCAACCCAGTCGGCGACGGCATCCCGGTGTCCCATGCGGTGAAGCCGGAGGGAGCGGCCATCGAAAACGGATACGCACCAGCGTTGAGGGTGGCGCAATTCGCCTGGCTCGCGTCGAGCGCGGAGAACACCGGGAAGAGGGCGCCGGTCGGTGAATAGGCCTGCCCGCCCACTCCGGTCGCTGGGTCCGCAGAGCCGTTGTTATTCCATGTCGTGTTGCGGTCGGTGCGGACCCAGATCAGTTTCGCGTCAAGGTCGATCGCCATCGAAACGACATAGCCGAACGGGTTGGTGATGCTCCACCAGGTAGCGATTGTCGAGCCGTTGTAGATGAGGATCGCGGTCGAGGATGACCGCAGCTGCATGCCGATCGAGTTTGTATCGGCGCCGGCAAACGTCGTTTTAGAGGTGCTGGAATTCCCGAAGCCGGCGAGCCAGCCGGAGCCGTTGAATATGTTGACGTAATATTCGAGATACCACTTGCCGGTCGATTTTGACGTGTTCGCGAGGACGGTGCGCCAGGTACCATTGCTCGCGGTCTTGCCGGCGACAGTATCGCCCCGGCCAAGGACGATGTCGGCATGCTTGTTGCCGCTGTCCCATATGGTCCCGGGCCCGGCCCTCGCCGCCACTGTAGAAGTCCCTGCTGAGGAGCCATCCGATACCGTGGACGAAGCCACCGCCGCCGCGGTCGATGTTCCTACCGACTCGCCGGCTCCTATAAATAAGCCCGTCGCCAGCGCCGCTGCGGTTGAGGTGCCGACCGAGACCCCCGCGCCGGTGCTGTTCGCTTCCAACTCGTCCGTGCCGAACGTTGGAACGTGGGTGAAGATCGTATCACGCAGGATTTCGTCCGGCGGCGCCTCGGCCAGCTCATCGGTGCCGAACGTTGGAACGTGGGTGAAGATCGTATCACGCAGGATTTCGTCCGGCGGCGCCTCGGCCAGCTCATCGGTGCCGCCGAACGTCGGGACGTGGGTGAAGACGGTGTCGAGCAGGTTGACGTCGGGGAAAGCGCTCTCGACGAGCCGGTCGGTGCCGAACGTGGGGACGTGCACAAAGACCGTGTCGAGAAGGTCCTGCTCGGCGACGAGCGCGTCGTGGCCGAATTGCGGCCGGTGCGCGAAAATGCGGTCCCCGAGCTCGTCCGCAGCAAAGGTCGGCGGAACCTCCGGTATGACGGCAATGACGACGGTTGCCGGCACGTTACGGGAGCACCCTTTGCGCCGCCACGCCCAAAGACATACCGGCTGCGGTCGCATCGGCCGCGGCCGGCAGGCCGACCGAGAAGAAATCGCCGGCCGCGAACGTCTCATCGGCGGTGAAGACGATCGTCCCCACCTCTTCCCCGATAAGCCACGTTACCGTGCCGATCTGGGTTGCGTTGTGGAAGAGCTGCAGCACCTGATCGGCGGTCGATGGCGGCTCGGTGAGGTGCGCAACGTGCGCCCCCACTTCCGGGATCTTGATCGGATGCAGCATCGGAATGACGATCGGCAGCGTCATGTCGGAGAGGCGGCCCTGGTAGGAGATCACCAGGTCATAGATCGCCGAGGCGGCTGATGCCGGCTCGCCAGCGAACTTCCGGTATGCCGCATCGCCCTCGACCAAGAGGGCTGGGTCGAACTCCGCGCCGCTTGTGTGCGAGACCATCACGACGAACGCGCCGACGCCCTCTACCTCGACGACATCGGGGAACTCGTACAGCGTGAACGGCAGCCATGCGCCGCGGACCCGGAAGCTGAGCACCGTGAGCGGCAACGGCCCGATGACCGTGCCATCGGTCATCTGATAGGTCTCGGTGGCTCCTCCTGCGTCTCGGGTGATCGAGGCGATGCTGTTCGGCTGCGGCCGGTCGTTCTCCAGGGCAAAGATTGCCGCGTCCAGGTTGATCATATTCTGGTCGGCCTCGGCGGCGGTGAGGTTGCGCGTAAGTCCCGCGCGCAGGGTGATTGCGACCATCAGACCACAAAGCCCCCTTGGTTGATCGCGAAGAGCGGCCCGGTCGTGCGATACGAAATGGACTTGGTCGCGGTGTACCGCGGTAGCAGTTCCGGCGGGTCGGGCATCACCGTCGAGGCCGTGAGTTTGAACTTCGTCGAGGCGCTGAAAATCCTCAGCGTGTAGATGATCGGCATGTCCGGCGGCAGCTTGTCGTCGAAGATCGGGAATAACACGGGGTTACTGACCTTCAACGTGTCGACCTTGGCGTCCCGCATCCGCTTGAAGTCGATGAAGTACAATTCCCGGATGAGGTCGCGCGTGTAGTCGTTGCTGGTCGCGCGCTCGCCTAGGCCCCACGCCACTTTGTACGCCGGAGCGAAATCATCGAACTGCTGTGAGCCGAAGTTGAGCGGGATGTCGGGATCGCCGCCGACAAAGCTGTGCGAATCGGCGGTCCCGACGAGATGCCCGAGGCCGGTGCGGGCCCCATAAACGTGGTCAGCCCAGGTATCGCCGTAGAGATACGGAAAGAACGCGGGGTGCGCCGTGTCCTCTTCCGACAGCAACTTCAGGTCGGAGACTTCAATCCAGCGATAGCCCTCGCCGGAATAGCGCGCCTGGTGCGCGAGATATCCGGCGGGGTTCTCTGCCGCGTAGCCGATGGGCGACCCCGGCGGCACTTCCGGCAGGTTGACGTACCGGTCCCATTCGGCGTCGGGAGGCGAGCGCAGCAGAGAGCCAATCCTTGGGCCTGGTGCCGCCTTGAATTCCTCGATTACCCAGATGATATCGGTGCTGCCCCCATAGAGGTTGCGCAGCACCGGCGGGTCCTTTGGCGAAAACACCAGCCGATTGATGATCTCCAGAAAGTCCGCGCGCTCGACCAGGTGGTCGGCCGGGAACGGGCCGATATGCCTTCCACTGGAGGTGTCGAACTCGGTCTGGATGCCGGTTGGCTTGTCGACCTGCAGGACGCCGATACCGCCGCTCCACTGGACCGCGATGATCCGCTGCCGCGGATCGAACCGGAACGGATGGGCAAGCGTTCCCTCGATCGGCAGGTTGTCGTCGCTCACGGCATCGGCGTTTCGTTGGGGCCGGGCGGCGGATAGGTGAACTCGTATTCGTGGGTGTCGAATTTAACCGGCGGCGGCGCGGCCGCTGCCGCACGCGCACGGATGACCGCGGCATTGTAGGGGATGGCGTCGCCGCGCGGCCCCTGCATCGGAACCTCGACACCCGCCCAGCCCGCCGGTGCCACCGTCTCGGTCCCCATGCTGTTGGGCATGGGCGTCCCCTCGGACCCCGGGATGCCGGGGCCGGGGGCATAGGTGGTCGGTCCGATCGGAGCTCCGGGAGCGCTCTTGACGGGCTCGCTGGGGCTCGTGAGATAGCGCGGCTTCGGGTCCTTGAAGGTCGCCTTTTTCAGCCGCTCAACCACTACGAAATTGTCGGGGTTGCCCTCCTGCTGGATCTTCACCCTCTCCAGAACGTCCTTTGCCGGCTGCTGGATATTCCTTTGGTTGAGCCCCTTCACGCGGATGTCGAACGGTGGCACCGGGCCGGGCTCGGGCGATTCCACCGGGGTCGGCATCGGGCCGGCGACGCCCCATGTAATCCCCGCCTCCCGGACCTCGACTAGGACCGAGCTCGATACGATGCGGCGAGCGCCGAAGACGGCTGTCGCCTGGAACGGCCGGACAATTTGCTCGATCTTCATGCGTCGGCCTCAAGGTCGATCGTTTTCGGAACGACCAGCGGCAAGACGGTGATATCGATTGAAGTCAGGAAGTCGCCGCCATCGGTCGACACGAGCACGAGTTGCACTTGCGTCTTCGCCTCGGTCAGCGCGGCGATTGGATTGGGCGTGACCGACCCGCCGCTGGGCCGCTTCAGCGAAAATGGCATGAGTTGCCCATCAGGATACGCCGATCCGGGATCGGGCACCGGATGCGACAGCGTGCCGCCGTTGATACCGTCGAAGGTAAACGTGGTCTTCGTCCCACCCGCAGTGTGCAGCCCGAAGACCGACATTCCGGTGACCTCATAGGTAACGCCGGTGGTCAGCCCATCAAGCGAGCCGCTCATGTCGGTGACGGTGGCGACCTTGACCCTGCCGCGCACATTGAAAAGCGTCGTATCGTGCTGCGGCACCAGACTGTTGCCGATCTTCCAATGCTGCTCATCGGGCCCGTTGATGACGGTCAACTCAGTGACGATCGTCTCGGGGGTGAGGTTCAGCATATCGAGCCCGTCATCATCGATGACGACGGTGCCATCGAGCGCCTCGTAGACCAGCTGGTTCGGGATGACCGCTATCTGCGCGCCCTCTCTTTCGGTGTAGTCGTCGGCGTAATCGTCGGCATAGGTGTCCTCGCCGGCCGCGGCATCGGCCAGCGGAACCCCATAGCCGATCGTGCAGCCGATCGTGACCTCGCAGACGTTCTCGCCCTTGCCGTTGGCGGTCAGGCGATAATCAATGATCTTGCCGGTGGCACCGCCGACGTCGCCGCCGGGGATGCGCGGAAGCCGCGGATCGAGGAGTCGCACGCTTTTGCGCGTGCTGACGATCCCGGCCATGAACGCCCAAGGAGTGCGAAACTTTACGGTAACCGCGCGTGAGCGCCGCAAGAGCCTGGTCGCGGCCAGGAGCATCAGGAACTGGACGCTCTGCTGGCCGCGATCGGTGACAAAGTAGCTGTTGCGGGCCGGGTTGCCGATCGGTAGCGCCCCGTCAGGATCGACCGGCTGGTCGATCAGGCTCGTGGTCAGCGAAATCACCTCCTCCTCGGCGGCACCTGGATCGGTGAGGATCGACTGCACGTCAGCGGTCATCGTGAAGGTGACCTCTTCGGTGCGCTTCCTCGCGGCATCACATTGGACGCTGAAATTGGTCAGGATCGCCGAGACGCCGAAGGTCACGTCGTAATTGCGCCAGCCGATAAAGAATTCTTGCGGGATAAAGCCCGGCAGCGCGTTTCCGAGAGCATCGCGTTTATCCGCGCCCAGCACGGATGTTGAGTCCGACTTGTCGGTATAGCGGACTGCATAGGGGACAAAGCCAGCCCATGGCGCCGGGATGGCGAATGATGAGAGCGCCATCGCCCAGCCCCCGCCCAGGCTCTGCCCCGGTTTTGGCCAGTCGTCGAGCAGGCCCTCGGCGGTGAAGCTAGCGACCAGCGGATAAGGGTAGATTGATCCGGCGCCCTTGAAGGCGTTGACCAGACGCTGCGTCAGATCGACCTCGACTTGCGCCGTCTGCACGTAGTTCCCGGTCGCCTTGACGATGACGCGGCGCAGCGGCGTTTCGCCGTAGCCGGTCTCCATCGCCGAATAGGAATGATCGTCGGCGGTGACCTCGATCGTCTCGTCGCCCTCCAGGTCGTTCGAGACCCCGAGCTGCAGCGTTAAGGGGTCGACCTGCCAATGCATGATGCGCGTCTCTAGGACCGTGTCGTCGTCGACCTCCTGCTGTTCCTGGAAGATCGGATCGTGGAACGGCAACTCGCGCATCGTTGCCGCGAGCGCCGCCTTCTGCTCGACATAATCGCTCGGCTTTGCGACGAACATCGCCGTGACGGCCTCGGCGTGGATGTTCTCGGGGTTGGCGACTACGCGGCCGTGAAACAAGGGGATGACCGCGGCGCCGCTGAACCAGGAGAACCAGCACCATTGCTGCCGGTCCGGCCCCAGGAGACCTACGCGGGGATTCTTGAAGGTGATCTGCAACGAGGGAAAGCTACCCTCGGCATCGGAGAGCTCGTATTCGGAGATTTCCTCATCCTCGCGCTCAAGCTCCGGTGCCCAGACCGTCGCCTCGTCGGTCCAGGCGAAATAGAACGGGCCGGGCATCTCACTCCTCTTCGAGGTCGAGCTGCGCCGGGCTCATCGCATCCCACTCCGGGGTCGAGCCCGAGACGTCCTTGACCAGCATCGTCATGCGCGGGCGATAGAAGGTGAAAACGCCCTCGACCCGCTCGCTATCCTCGACGACCTCGCGCGCGGGCGAGCCGCCAGCGGTCAGATAGCTGAACTCCTGGACCCAATCGACCACCACCACGTCGCCGGGGAAGACCCCGTCGAGCGCCGGCGTGTCGGTATCATTGAAGGTGATTGTCGAGGCGTATTTCTTGAACTGGTCCGGCGAATAATTTATCAGCTTCCCGTTCGCGGTGCGGTCGAAGTTCTTGGCCGGGTCGATCACAGAATAGGTCTGAGTCACTCCGCGCGCGGAGAACGGCGATAGGCCAATGCCGGTGATGACGAGGACGGTATCGGGCGGTGTCGTCACCTGCTGGGCTCGCGGCCGTTGCGGAGGATCTTCTCCTTGATCGCGGTGCGCAGCAGGCTTGAGGCGACCGCGCGATCGGCCCGCACGCTGTGCGGAGTGTTGTCGAGCACGATGGTGAACTCAGATTGACCGCCGCCACCGGCACCAGCCCGGACCATGCCGCCGCCGGCGAGGTGCTGCATGCCTGATATCGACTCGATGAGGCCGCCCATCTCAAATCGTGGGACCTGCATCCGATTGAGCCTGCGCATGAAATCAAGCCCGTAGAACTGGACCGCGCGGACGTTGTGCATGAACTCGCCGGCGGTCGCCATCACCGGCACCCGATCCCGCCCGGCCGGACCGTGGATCTGTCCGCCAGATGCATAAAATGGTGACGTGAACGGGAAAGGCTGGCCAACGCCGGTATCGCCGCCGCCGCCGTAATCCTGTTCCGGCATCTTCACGAATTTCCAGTTGACCTCGCTGACCGGCAGGACGGACCTCGTGTCTGACGAGACGGGCGATTCCGGGACCGGACCCGGCCCGGTGTACTGGGCGAAACCGCCGCCACCGCCACCGCCTCCCCCGCCGCCGCCCGTGCCAGAAGCCGCCGGTATGGGCACGTCGTACACACCGCTTCCCGGCACGCTCCTGCCGCCGGACATCTGCTCGCCGACGCTCTTCTCGGGCCATCCGACTTGCCCACTGGGGCCGGCGTCTCCCGGGAACGGTAGGCCGGTGTTGGAATCAAATCCCGGCGATCCGCCTCCGCCCTTGCCGAGCCCACGTATCGCTTCGATTGTTTTCAGCGCCAGCGACAGGCCCGGCATTATTGACGCGAGATTCGCAATCACCGCCTTTTTGAAGTCGTCGGCGCTGACCTTCATCCCGCCTAAGCTGATGCCCCATTCCCGTTCGATCGTTTTCCAGGCCGCGACAACCATCTCGGAAAACGCGCCGAACATGCCGCGCATGAGGCCGACCGACTCCTCGGTCCGCTTTGCCATTTCGGTGAAAAGCGGGAAGATGGCGACGCCGATCTCCTGGACCGTGTGCTCCCATTGATCGCCGAGGTCTTTCACCGCCCTTGTGTATTCGAGTGCGCGATCGACCGCCTCCTTGGGCATGACAAGCCCCTTCGCCACGCGGTCGGCCATCTCCTTCTCGAGGTTCGCCGCGATGGCGATAGCCCCGGCGGCCTCTTGCTTCCATGTCTTGCTCCATTCCTGGACGCCGATGCGCGCGAGCTCGGTTTTGTTTTGAACCAAGCCCAGGCGCCGGGAGAATTCAATCAGCAGCGCGTTATTGCCCTCGAAGGTATCGGGAAAGCGTTTCAGCACCTCGGCATTGATGCCCAGCGACGCGAAGGCGGTCGATGTATCTCGGACCGCCTGGGTGGCGCCGTGCAGCACCGTCGTCGTGCCGTCAAACGATGCATTCACCTTGTTGAGATCGGCCCGGAGAACCGTCACCGTTTCCGATGCTTTTTCAAACGGGCTGCCGAGCGGGCCGTCAAGTTTGGCCGCTTCCAGGCGCGCCTTGCCGGCCTCCTCAGCAAACTTGCCCATGAAGGTGCCCATCTTTTCAACAGGCACGCCCGCGTTCTGAAAAACGTCCTCCACCCCTTTGAGCGTGGCGATCGACTGGCCGGACTGGATCGACATATTGCGCAATTTGAGGATGCCGTCCTCTGCGCCGGTGAGGATGCCTTTTACCGCTAGCCCGACGCCGGCGAGGCCGGCTCCCATCTTGGACGTTAGGTTGGGCATGATGACATCGGCGAGCCCCGCGAGCGACGCTCCGAACCGCAAAGAACCGGCGTGCATCTCCTTGAGATTTTCGTGCACCGGCTTTAGTTGCGCGGTGGAGGCACCGATCTTGGTGAACGCGCCCTCGACTGCTGTGCCGAGCGCCGCGGTGTTGCCGCCGGACGCGGCCATCGCGGTGCCGATCTGCGCGGCCGCCTTTTCGCCCTGCGTCCCCATCTGCTCGAGGAGGCGCCTTACCTCCTCGGCACCGGCGAGGCTGATGCGCTGGACGATCGGCTGCCCGCCGCCCGGGCCGCCGCCGCTACCGCCGCGAGAGAGGGCCATGTCTACACCCGGAGATTCTGTAAGTAGGCGCTGGCCAAGCCGTCACCGGCGCGCTTGAAGATCGGTCGCAGGTTGAAGCGCGCGCGGATATTGACCATCGATACCCCGACAAAGATCGGCACCGAGACGACGCCCTTGTCGCCGAACCTGCCGCGCCGGCTGCGCACGCCGAGGCGCGCGAGGGCGCTGCCGGCGCGCAGCTTGGAGAGGGTTAGCTTGCCGATCGAGGCGCCGGCCTGCATCGAGGCGACCATCAGCGGCGCCTTCCCGGCAGGGCGGACGATTTGCAGGGGGCCGACGAGCGCGATGAAGTTCGCCGGCGTCATGCGCTTCCCGCCGATCGTCTTCGGGACCCCGCTGAGGGGCAGCCAGAGGTACGGGCTGCCGGCAATCTTGGCGCCATCCTCGAACACCCCGGCATAGGGGATCTTGTGATAGATCCACCCGGCCGGGTCCATGCTGATCCCGGTCGCCGGATAGGTCCGGGTCTGCAGCGCGTTCTGCCACCTTTTGCCGAACCCCGCCGCGCCGATCGCCGCCCGGCCTTGGAGCTTCACCCGGTCGACGGTCTGGTGCATGGCGCCCGTCATCGCGCTGGCGATCGGATACTGCATCGCCTGCATCGCGGCCGACCACTGCCCGGTCGTTGCGGCCCAGATGAGGCGCAATGGTCAGTCCTCCAGCTTTTTCAGTTCGCGCTGGAGCGCCTCGACGCTGGTGCGCTGTGCCATGGCGGTGAGGAGCCGTTCGCGCCGCGCGCGCCGTGCGCCGACGAACAACAGCGCCGCGGACATGCGCGGCGTCCACTCCATTACGTCGGCGCGCTGGTATCCGTATGCGACGAGTTGGTCGACGACGACGACGAGGCCGAACCCTCGGCCTTCCCAGGATTTTCGGGCTCGGGGCTTGGCAACGGCCTGGCCTCGCCGTTGCCGCGCTCCAAAGGGCCGGCACTCTGCGGATTCGTCAGTCGCAGAATCGTGTCGGAAAGGAGGCGCCTTTCCTCTCGCCATAATCGGTCGACCTTCGCCTCGACCACCTCGTCGCCCGGGAACCCAAGCCCGATAGCAATGATCGCGCTTTTCAAATCCTCATCTGCGTCGAGCCTATCGGCCCTCGGAAGTGCCGGCGCCGGTTCGGCCGCGTCGAGGATGGGAAAGCGCCGGAGAAGCATTGCATATTCTCGGTTTGTCATGCCGCGCACCGGCACTTCGAAGCCGCTTACGTAGACACTCTCGATGACGCCCCCCGGCTCGATGATGTCCAATAAGTCGATGACTTCCTGTCGTCCCAACATCGGCTAAGGTACCCTTGCGGTGATCCCCGCAAAGACCGTGCCGAAGTCGCCTGTGTTCGGGTCCCGGAAGGCTTCGGCGGTCATTTCGAGGCCAAGCCAGTCATCGGTCAGCCAGTCGGGACCGCCGCCCGGAAGGACGCTCATCAGCGGGATGTTTACCTGGCAATGCACCCCGAAAGCGTTGTCACCGACGAATTGAAAGGACCCTCTCTGCTCGACCAGGTCCATGATCTGGATGGTGTCGTAGGGAGAGCCGGGCGTCACGGTGCCCATGAAATAGAGCCCGAGGTTCTCGGCGATGATTTCGTCCACGACGAAAGTCACAGACAAGCGCTGCTCTAGGGTCACCCGGCGCGCCGGCGAGCGGATGCCGCTGCGCTTCTGCATGTATTCCTTCGGTGTGACCGCAGGCGTGGTCACGAAGGACCGCATGAAGCCGAGATCGCGGTAGATGCCGCCTTCCGGCTTCCACCAGCCCACGCCAGCGCCAATAAATGTCGTAAGCGGATCGCCAGGCATGGCCCGTCCTCCTCTAACTCAGTTCAGAAATCTTGAATGGGTAGTCGAACGTGAAGACCATATCCATGCGGCCTTCGCGGGTTTCTCCGGATTCGGTGGTGACGGCGCAGCTCTCTAGCCACATCGCCGGCTTGCGACCGCCGACACCCACCATGCCTACGAGCGTTGCGTCGTTGAGGACTGCGACGAGGACCAGCCGGCGAAACTCGCTCATCGCCGGGCCGATCTCTTCGGTAGGCGCGCCCATCAGGAGGGCGATCTGCGGATGCATGCGCATCAACTGCGTTTGCGAATTCGGCGCTCCGCCCTGCCCGGTGTCGACCCGCTCCTCCACGCCATCGTGGAGGAAGATCGCCGGCCGCGACTGGCCGCTCAACTCGTCGCCGTTGCGGACAGTCTTAACCGGGCCGGCAATGTCGCCGATCAGCGCCCGCAGGCGGGCGAGGATCTGTTCACGGCGGTCAATCATCAAAATGGCTCGGCCCGGGCTCTAGCCCATGATGATGGTGATTTCTGCCGTCTGGGAAGCGGTGCCCTCGACATCCCAGAATTTGTGCGTAGCGTCGATGTCGTCCCCGCCGTCGTTCGAGAAAATCATCAGGTGCGCGCCGGGGAACACGACCTGCCCGGTCGTCACCGTGAACATATTGTGCGGCGTCGCCGACCCGCCCTTGAAGGTCATATTGTTGGCGCCCAAATTTTTGATCCTGACGATCTGAACCTTCAGCCCATTGCCGTCCACGACGGCCCCGTTCGTGCCGGTCAGCGTGCGAAGGTCAATCGTCGCCGCCCCGGCTGTCAGCGCGAGCAGGAATTCGGCAACCGATGTTGCGGGCGGTGTCGACGCCGCTGTCAACGCGGCCGCTTCGTTGTATTCGCTGTGTGTGACCACGCGGCTAGCGGCTACCGCCGATCCGGTGTTGTTCGGTAGCGTTTCAACCACGGTTGCAGTGGCTGCATAGGTTACGCTGACTGACATGGCGTTCTCCTCTTAGGGCGGCGCGCTCAGCGCCTCTATCTTGAAATCATACTGGTGCCGGCCGAGATGGTCCGTATCCCAGGTCCATTCGATGATCAGCGCGCGGGTCGCCTTCAGAGTTCCGTCGGCGAGCAGCGTGTCGTCCGAGATGAGGGAGATTTCGAGCTTGCCATCGACGCCGCTGAAACTGCCGCGATCGGTGTCGAGAATGTCCTGATGGTCGACCGTGTTGATGATCTCGCCGGTGTGTGCGTCGGCGATCGTCAATGTCAGCATTTCAAGATCGGCGGCGGCCAATACCTCGCCGAGTTCGTCGGTAATCCATGCCCGATAGAGTAGGGTGGCGCCGCTCGCGATCGGCAGCGCCAGCGGGCCTGGCCGTGTTCGGGCCGCATTAATTGCCATTTTACCCTCACGCGGCGATTAGTAGCTCCTCATCGAGCAATCTGCCGGAATAGAGCGCTTCCTCGACGATTTGGCCGAACCCGCCGCTTTCGTCCGCCAGACGGATCAGAAGCGGGACCCGCGTGTCATTTGCTGCGAGCTCGCTAGCCTGCGCGGCGAGATCGCCAGCGCCCGTCGAGCCTGAGACCCCAAATAGCTCCACCACGCTGGATTGAGCGGCGAGCTCCCCATCTCCAATGGAAGATGCTGCGCCCGTTCCCGCGGTCGTGCTGGCTTCGGCGCCCAGATCGCCCGTGCCGGTTGTGTAGGATGCCCCCGATCCGGCAATCGCGCTCGCATCAGCTTCCGGCGCGCCACTCCCGGAGGATATCGAAATGCCGGCGCCGGCAACCGCGCTCGCACCGCTCGCGACCGCGCCGACGCCGGTCGACGACGATGTCCCGCTGCCCGAACTCGCGCTTGCGGCATCGGCCAGCGTGCCCGAGGCGGTCGACGACGATGTCCCGCTTCCAGCGCTTGTACTTGCGGCGGCGGCCAGCGCCCCCGTCCCGGTGGCGATTATCTCAATTAGGGCAAGCGCGCCGCCTTGTACCCAAACTGTTCGCGCCCCGGTTGCAGTATATGCCTCGCCCCGAGCCCAGACAGTACGACGAGTTGTCACTTTTAGGTCACGCCATCAATCGCCGGATTCACCCACAGCGTCGTTGAGGCGATACCAACCTTAATCTGGCTCGTCAGTAGCCCTGTCTCAGCGGCCGTGAAAGTGTTTTGTAGTTTCTGCTTAACCGGGCTCGCTCCGATGTTCGGAACGGTCCAGGTGTTCGTACTTGTTGCATGTGCCGCTCCGGTTCCCAGAAATGGTTGCGCATTGCGGTTACTCTGATTGGTATAATTCGGGAACGATGCCGATGCTGCAAAATCGATATCTGACCATATTTGCCGATCGGTAAATGCCGTCGCTCCGTTGACCTGTGCGATCTCAATATCCGCCGTCTGTGCCGAAACCGTTGTGTTCCAGATCGCCAATGGCGGCAAAATAAACGGATTGAATTCAGTTGCCAGCGCCGTGGTAATAACCTTCCACGCCACGGGCGCCCCATTAAATTGCGCACCACCCGTTGTCACATAATCCGTATTCTCTGCCGTCAATGTCCCATATGAATTAACGTAGACAAACGTGTAGGTGGTATCGGCGCTGTCGCAATTGCGAAACAGGACGCTACCATTACCACCGCCCCAGGTGCCGGTTGTTAGGGTTGGGGTAGCGTGGAGCTTACAGTTCTCGACAATAGCAGTCACTTCCGTCCAGTTTGTCAGATCGAAATAACCAGTCGCCGCATGTCCGGTAAGGTCCGCATCACGGACGATGAGGTGCCCTTGATTGCTTTTATTTGAAGCACCAAACAGGGCTGCCGGCTTGCTTGCGCCCGTCATCGAAAATGTTGGGTTAACCAATTCCGCAGTCGCGCGCACCATCAAGATAAACGTTGCGGTGTTGCTACCACTGCGGATGAACGTACAACCCTTTGCCCTGAACCTGTTGGACAAACCAGAAGTGCCGGACGCTGCCCCTATATTGATCGTCGCAGCGGCACTCGTCTTGATATCGAACGTACAATTTACTGCCTCGATAAGGGATTGGCTATTAACAGCAGACATCAGCGTTATAATGCACGCGGCATTGGCCGCCGTTCCACCATTTATGACCATGCCATTTATATACATACCACTTCCGGCCGCACCAGAAATCGTAAAGGCGGAGGCTGCGTTGCCTACGCTTTCGGCGGCGCCGGGCGTAAACGCTGAATATCCAGAGGCTCCCGAGGGCGTAACACTGATGATGGCTACCCCGCCCGCAGGAGGCGTCCATGTTATCGCTGCAACGGGTAGAAAGTTGTGTGTGCTTTTGACTTGAATTATATCGCCAGCGGCGGCGATCGCGAGCGCGGCAGCCACGGATGTTTTGGCATCCGTCCATGTAGTACCTGTTCCCGCACCCGTGGCAGCGCTATCGACGCAATAAGTTGTCATGGTCCAAACCTATTTTGGAACGCCAGTCGGGGGTCCGCCTTTAATAGCGCGCTCGTCCCCGTTGCCCCCGACCGTATGCCCGCATCGAGGATAGCATCGTTTAAGGCAGGACTCCCAAGCCCGAGCGCCGTAGTCCATAAATGCGCCGCTTCCTTCCATTTCATATACGATCCCGAACCAACATAAGCCGTATTCTCTGCCCCAAGCTGCGGAGCAACATCGGTGGCGGGAACATACCAGGAAAATACCGAATTCACCCCCAAAGAGCCTGATCCTGTCGGCACAACAATGCTCCCGGCATCTCCCAACACAGTCGTCAGATTGAAGGCGCCCCCGGACAAACCTATGACGTAATACGGCGTATCTTGAAAATAATTGCTCGGGCGGCCGGGTGAGATAACCGTGTTAAAAATAAACTTGTCGCCATTGGCTATTACAGGACCGGGGCATTTTGACGCCCCAACAGTCCATGATGGATTGTTGGCTCCGTCCCATATCATGTTCAGCCACGGCGATGTCGTAGCGTATTGTGCGTCCGATGAAATCATCGGATATCCAACACCATCGGCATTTGCGTTCATTACCGTATGCGCGAAATATGTCGTAGTGCAGAAGAAACCAAATGTATCAGCAACATAGATATACCAATCGGCTTCGTTCTTTACCCAAGTGCGCGCGTTGGCGTCCTCTCGCGCCGCTGCCGCAAAACAAGCCGCAAAATCTATGTATTGCATCCCAAAGCCACGAACCACGAATTGCGGCGTGCCAACTGTAGGGTTATAGCACCCCCATAGCTTATGGGTTACGGCATAAGAACCGCTAATAGCCACGCTGGCTCCAACATCGGTCATTGCCTGTATGCTGTCGGCAGCGATACCGTTAATACACGCGAATAGATCCGAGCCATCCGGCATTACAAGCGGGCAGACTGCCGCCGCGCATTGAAGATCACGATGCCCCCATGCCACGCCGCGATCGCCGGCTGACCCGGCAAACATACTGGCAAGGCCGGTGTAATTCCCGGGATTGGTGCCGGTGGTGTTGCGATAAGACGGTAACAATTCCATCGGGCCACCAAGACCCATTTCGATCATGCAATCGAGGAACTGCGGCTCACCAGTTCGCAGGTACGGCCAATAGAAGAAAGCCGGCTTGTGAGCGTTGTTGCTCTGGTCGAATATCTGTCCCGTGTTAAGGGCCGGTGGCTGCGTAAATCCTGGGTTCAACGTGTTCTTGTCGGGGGCCCAATATACCGTATTCAACATCGTCATCCCGGCATGAGCGGTGCCACGTATGTTGACTACGTTGCGATTGGTGCTGTTCCTCAGGCAATGGAGGTCGTGTACGCCTGGGTAAGCGTTGATCCTGATCCGACGCTCGCTATTGGCCGACTGCATAAGAAAATCAGCGGCCTGCCACCCCTGTATTGCCCCCAAATCAGACCTTGATGCATTTCCACCGCCGCCGCTTCGCCCGATCGTTAATGAACCCACCCCGTAGGGTGTCCAGTTATAGGGAAACGTAGGATCGTCAGCGATGCCCACCAGCGCGAGGTCAACCGGCGGAATCAGGCTTAGCTTGTTGACTGAATCGCCGCTCCAATACGTCTGATCGATCTTCGTCCGAATGGTAGGCTCGGCCGACATTGACCCCGCGCCCTGAAAGAAATTCCATCTCGCGTCAACGGTCGGCATGAACAGCCGGCCAAAATGTTGAAGCGTCGGCAACGGATTGATTGTATGTGTGCCGGTTCCTGCCCCGGTTATGGTAAGCCCGCTCCCGTAATGCCCCGAAAGCGCAAAATTTACCGTTGTGCTGTTCTTGGCCCCTCGAACATAATACACAGTGTTCAGTGCCAATGGCGGCGGGAGCGTACCGGTTGTCGTAAAATAGCACGGAATGTTGAAGGTACTTTGAATTTCGCCTGAGTAGAAATCGCTGACCGTAGGCGTGCCGGCGTTCCGGGTTGTGCAACTGATCCCGGATGTCCAGGTAAAATCAATTGCGGTAAGCCCGAGGGCCAGAGGCACCGTCGTCGGCCCACGTTGCCATTTGACTGTCGTAAACGAGCGGATCGCCTTGGGGACAGGAGTTCCATCTACCGTAATATCATCGTACCAAGGCTGTGCGACGCACGGCAGGTAGCGGAACCCCCCGAGGCCGCCGCCGGCTGCTGTCAATGCGGCAACGTAGTGGTAGCATTCAAGCTGGCCGTGTGCGGTGCCCCCCTGCGCCGGGGCAACATGTGTAAGGAACCGCCAGACCTTCCCCGCGTCTCCGTCGAGGTAAACGAATTGCTCGACATTGTTGCTGTCGTTGGTGAGCCACGCTCCCCAGGTGCCGGTCAAGCCGAAAGTCGAACCGGCCCCGACGAGATTGACGATCATGGCCTCGGTGTAAACCTCGGTCACGGTTCGCGCGCTGGTCGTCGGTGCGGTTCCGCCGCTCCATACCCCGATCGCGAGCGACCCGTTCCCGCCGATCGAGGCCGTCGAGCGCAGCATGAACGAGGCGAACTTCAGGCTGCCGTCCGACCAATAGGACTGGAGCCCCCACGAGTACGGCTGCGGCGTCGTCCCGTTCTTGAAGAGGGGCGCGATGCCGGCTGGAACCTCCCCCTTCTTGAACACCCAGCCGAATATCGGCGTGACGAAACCCGCTGCCTGTGTCGAGCCGGACATGTTCACCAGCGTCAGGGTCGAAAGCGCACCACCTACGCTCGCTGCAACGACCAGCGAAACACTTACCGATGCAGTCACGAGTTCGCGACCGTGACGACAACCACCGTTCCCAACGCGTTAGCCGGGAGCACGGTAAGAGCACAGGGCGCCACTTGTGCCGTCAACGCGCCACTCGCTGTGAATATAATTAAAGGCGCGGGCACCGGCCCGCCGCCGACAACCAGCGAAAAACTTGTTGATGCGGGCATCGCTCAGGGGCTCGATGTTGCCGTCAAGTTGTAGGTTCCCGCTGAAAGCACCGCGGCGGCCGCGAGCGTAGGCACGCCGGCGACCATGTTGAGAACTACGCTGGCTGCGTCGGCCCCGCTGATAACAACCGTTCCTGACCATCCGGTCGGCGTGACCGAGAATATGCCAAGCACAGTCCCCTGCGCGACAGGCTCCATGAACGGTCCGACCGGCGTGAAGGTGATCGAGGTGGACCCGGAACTGTTGATGACGAGGACGATGTTCGTTGCTGCCAATTTAAGTCTCCACTAAACCGGATGATCCGGGGACGAGGCATTTCGCGGCCTTACGGTGGGGCGGTGTAGGTCAGGCTGGTCACCGCCACCGTTTGCCCCGCCGAGATCACCACCGAGGATAGGGTGATGTCGCCGCCTCCACCGGTCGCCGTGACAGAACACAGGATCTCGGCCGTCCCGGCGGCATTTCGGAATTCCGCCTTGGCGATCGTCCCGCCGACCGCATTGGTATCCGAAACGATGGCCGCGGCCGTCGCAACCCCGGCCGCGGCTGCCCCGAATGCCGTGCTTGCCAAAGTCAGCGTAGCAACAGTAACGGCGCCCGAGGTCTGCATGACGATGTGCCCGGGCGGCGTTCCTGCGTCGAGCCGATCGACAACAAAATCTGCTATCGCCGTGCGGGTCGCTGTCGGATGCGTGACAGACATGATCTATCCCTCACCTGTCACTTCAGCGGCCGGGCCGCCGATTTTGACCTTGCCTTCGGCGACCCATTTCTCGACGAGCGCGAGCAACTTATCGGTCCGCGCCGTATAGCTGAGCCCGGCGCAGTACTGACTGCGTGTTTCCTCCGAAAAGAAGTCTTTAAGAGCCGTGAACGGCATTGTTTTCGCCCTTTCCTAGAAAACCGGCTCAGCCTCCAGCATCAGCGCGACCTCACCATCGGCCTCACCGTTGGTGCTGGGCTGCATCCGGTGCGCCTTGATCGTCCAACTCTTGCCGTTAAGCGTGATCGACCCGTCGTCGAGTTGCTCCAAGAGGATTCCACGCTCGTCCAGATCGCCGCGGATCAGCAGTGCAAGCGGCTTCACCGTCTCCAGCGACACGCCGCCGCCGTCGAGCGTGGCGCCAGCAGTCATATCCATGGCCGCCATGTCGTCGAATGTCCCGGTATCCAGCCGCAGGACCGCCGGCACGCCAAATTCGGCATAGAGCGGTCGCAGCAGCTCGCCGGTCCAGTCCGGCATCAGGCAGGCTTACGGCTGGATCAGGATCGAGACTGTCGCCGTGCGCGAGCCGCCCGGCGTGCCGGAGACTGAGCAATAGATCAGGTCGCCCGCAACGACGGCGCGCGCCGCGGTCGGGGAGCAGGTGTCCTTGTCGCCGATCGCCGAACCCGACGCGGTGATCGTGATGACCCCGGTGGTGATCGCCACGCCGGCGCCCGCCGCACCGATCTTGAAGGTACAGACGGCGTCGTTGGTGGTGACCGCGCCGCCGAGGAGGACGGTATCGATCCGGGTGATATTCCCCGCTGCTGGCGCGACGACATAGCCGCTGTCACCGTTGGTGAGAGCGATCGTGGCGTTGAGCGACGGCGCCCCGCCCGGGCCGGCGACCCCGGCGGGCCCATGCTCCAGCCGCACTCGGCCGGTGGCCGAGGGGTTGGCCGCGGCGATGGCCGCATGGCCGATCGGCGTGTTCGTCGATGCGGTCGTGGTGACCAGCTTCGCGCTATCGTCCCAGTACACCGAGGCGCCCTGGGTCCACGCCTGCGCCGAAACTTTGGCTAGGTCGAAGACGCCGCACAGCGCGCACTCGACGTCGACCCCGACGAGCGCATCGTAGGACGCTACGCCGAACAGGTCGCCGACGAGCATGCCGTCGCCGCTGCTAACGCCGCCGGTCGGCGCGGCGAGGGTCAAAGTCTCGCCCTCTTGAACGTAATTTATCATGGTGGTCTCCGTTCATCAGATGTGGTTCAGCGGCGTCGCCGCCGAGTCCTGGGAGGTGCGGCTTACGCGCCGTCGTTGCGGTAGGCGCCGCGGTAGTCGATCGCGCCGACCCCGAAATCATGTTCGAGCTTGACCCGCATCCCCTGCACGTCGAACACGTCCTCGCTCGAAAGGCGCGGCCCCTCGAACCCCGAGAGGTAGCCGTACTGAAATGTCGGCGCGACCTGGGGGCTGGCGAAGAGGAACCACGGCGTTCCGGTGATGTTGGCGTCGCCAACCACCGCAACCCGGCGCAACGATTCCGGCACCGCGGTCGCATTCGTCGCCGGGGTGATCGCGGTTATCAGCTGCTCTGCCACGGTCATGACCTCGGGGCTGGTGAGGAGCGTAACCGGGGTGAAGTTCGCCTTCAGCCCATCGAGGGTCGTCTGCCGCATCATCAAGGCGCGGGCGACGCCCATGCTGGTGACCGAGATCGCGGTTCCCGTGGTCGTGAAGTTGCCGTGGTCGGCGTGGAACACGGCCTTCGAATCGGTGAGGAGCGTGGGCCCCACATCATTGAGGAGCATGCTCGCATAGGCCTGCACGTTCTCCCAATCCGCGACCCGCTCACCCGCCGAGCCCAACACCTGCTCAATCGCGTTGAGCTGGTCGTTGACCATCATCTGCCGGGTGATGTTGAGCATCACCGCGTAGGCGTAGACTTGGAACGTCTCTTTGCTCTCGCTGAAGGCTCCCGACTTGATCTCGCCTGCCTCGTTGACGAGTTGCAGCGCCGGGAAATCGCCGGCGCGGATGACGGGTGACGCGCGGAAATCGGGCACCGTGGTCTGCGCCGCCCAGAGCCGGTACGTCGGCGCCGCCATCTGGTAGCGGGCGAGGAGCCGGACATTCAGGGCGTTTGTGAAGATATCCGGAAAATCCGAGGTCGTCAGGAATGCGCGGTGAAACATCTCGTCGACCTGGCGCGCGGTGCGCAGGGGGCCGCGCCAGCCGATGCAGTCGGCGGCGATCTCGACGAGGTCGCGCTCGGCCCACGGCTGGGCGATCGCCGGCACCTCGCCGCCACGTTGCCCACCGGCGCGCGCGAGGCGTGCGACGATTGCCGCGGTCATGCCCGCTCGGCGGGTCTCGCCCTCGTCGCGGGTGATCTCGACCTGGCTGAAAACCGGATTGCGCTCCGAATTCGTGCGGAGGTCGTCGAGGATCGCCAGCCGGAAAGCCGTCGCCTCGGTGCCGTCGGCGATGTGCCGCTGGATGAAGGCGTCGTCGAGCCCGAAGTGGCGCCCGTCATCCTGGATCGTCCCGATGCGGGCGCGCTCGGCCGCAATTGCCGAGCGCATCTCATCCGAGGCCGGCTGCGTTATGGCAATGTGGCGGGCGCGCTCCATCTCGGCGACCTGGCCGCCGACGCGCGCGAGTTCCGCGAGCGCCGCCGTGTGCTCGCCTTCGATGCGCTCCGCATCGGCCGCCGGCGTTTCGGCCGTGATCGTGCCGGGCATCGCCTCCGCGCGCGTGATCAACTCGCCGAAGAGAAAGCGCAATTGGTCGAGCGTCAGCGTCCCGCCCGCCCGATACTGGGCCAGCAGCTGTTCGTAGTTCATCGTCGGTCTCCCTTATCGGTGAACCAGCCGGCCCAGATGCCGCTGTTTCATTCGCATGCGGATTGCATGCCCTAACGGCGCGTGTCGGGGCGCCTCGACCGTGACAAGACACGGATAGCTCTCTTCGGCCGAGCGGATGCCCGCCCCGGCATCGGCACCGATCGGCACCGCCGACAACTCCATCGGCTCCCAATCGATGACCCGCACGAGCGGCATCTGACCGTCTTTCTCGATTCGTTCCACCCCGTGGATGCGGTAGCCGACCGAGACGTTCCTGATGATGCCGTCCGAAATCTTCTGGACCGTCGCGAAATCGTCGGGGGCGCGCGACAGCTGCACCCGAGCGAGGCCCTGGCCGCCCGCGATGCGCGCGGAACCCGGGACGACGGCGCCGATGATCGAGGAAAGCGAATAGGTGCTGTGCGTGTCGAGGAAGGGCGCGCCTTGGTTGAGCCGGTCGAGCCGCACCGCTTTGGCACTGACAATCAACTCCTCGTCGAACTCCTGCATCCCGTCATTCCAAGTGAACTTGGCGCGGCGTACCGTGGCGCCGGTCGTGAACACCATATCGACGGTGTTCTTGTCCGCGTCGAACGAGCCGGGCGATAGGGCTCCTTCCCGCAGCATCAACGGCAAGCTAATCGTGCCTTCCATGTGCGGCCTCAATCCTTGAAGCGATCGCGTTTGTCGATCCGCGCGACCCGCTCGGCGAGATCGGCAATCACGCGCTCGATACGGTCAAGCTGCGTTTCCGGGATCTCGATTTGCGTCGCGTCATCCTGCGTCGTGACGGTGACCGGCTGATGCTCGGCGAGCTTCGCCTGGGCGCGCTCCATAAGCCGCTGGCCCGCGCTGGCCGTCTTGCTCTCGTTTTTCACGATACACTCCGCAGAGGGGGCCGCTGCCCCGGCTGGGGCGCCGGCGAGGTGGTGGGCTGCTCGGTACCGGCGCGCGCGGTGCGCCGGGGATCGCTGTCGAGGATGAGCCCGAGCTCGTCGACCAGCGCGTTGGCTTCGGCGATCTCCGCGAGGACCACGCGCGGGTTGCGCCCCGTCCGCCGCGCGACTACCGAAAACAGCGAGTCGAACCCGGAGCGCGTCCCGATCTGGTCGGCGTTCATGTCGTCGATCGGATTGACGCTCTCGAAAGCCGGCGTATCCCAATCGCAGGGGATTTCGCGCATCGGCAGCTTGCCGGCGAGATAGGCTGCCTCGCAGAACCAGCTCCAGATCGGCCCCAGCGCCATCGGGATGATGCACAACCACTGGATCGCCTCGACGAGCCGGCGGAATTCGACGAGGCCGACCCGGGCCGAGCTGAAATTGACCTCGCTCAGATCGCCGGTCAGGAGCTCGTAGGGGACGAGATACCCGGCCGCGATGCTGTGCAGGCCGAGCTTGTGAAACTCCGCAAACCCACCGGCGGCGGTCGGGGTGTTGAACTCGACGGACCCGCCGGTCTCGCTATAGGCGATGAGGCCAGGCTCGAATTGCTCGATCGGGTTCCCGTTCGCGTCCTTGACGAAAAGTCCATTCTGCGTCCCCGGCGCGATGCTGTCGCCGTCCCGGCCGAGCACGATCGCGACGATGCATGACTGGATCTTCATCCGCAGGATGTCCGCGTCGGTCGCGTCGTCGACGTCGCGCAGCCGCTGGATGACCGCCGAGCCCCAAGGGGTGCCGCGGACCTGGGTGCGCTCCTTCCGGTAGAGGTGGACGATTTCGCTTGCCGGCACCGGCGCGCTGATGATGTTCGCGGTCGGTAGCAGGCTCGCGTTGCCGGGGTGCCCCGGGAAAAGCCAGTAGGCCGACCGGCGACCGATCGCGTCGAACTCGATCCCGCTGACGATGTTTCGGGGGCCGAGATTGATCGACCGGCTTTCGTCGAGGAGATCGCCCTCCATTAATTGCAGTTGCAACGGAACCGGCAGGTTGTCTTGCGGCAGCCGCAGCCGGCGGCGCACCAGGATTTCCCCGCCCTCAACCATCTCCCGGATCATCAGTTCCTGGAGCCCGCCCATGTCGAGTTGCCCGTCGGCGTCGGCGACCGCCGACCATTCGAGCCACAGTTCGTTCGCCGCCCTGTCGATCGCCGCGTTGCCGGAGCGCGCCCGCGGCATGATACCAGTGCCGACTATGTTCGAGGTCCAGACCGCGATTGCCTTCCGGGCGTGCGGGTTGTTGCGCGTCAGGTCGCGGGCTCGGTTGCGCAGCCGGACCAGTGCCCGAGAGATTTCTGCGTCGGCCGAACTGCGCCCCGCGATCCAACCGTCCGTGCGTCGCCCTACAGCGGCGCCCTCATAGCCTCGCTTCGCAACCGGGGCATCTAGCGCCGCTCGGGCAACACCGCGCCTGTAGGCCGCCCGCGGGGCAAATACCGCTATCGTGCGGTCGAGCCAGTTGAGGCGACGCGGGATCGCGAATGCTGCCATCAGCCGACAAACCCCTTGCGGAACCCGGCAAAGGCGACCGTCCGCCGCGGCGTGGTCGCCGTGCTGCGCTCGATCTCCCGAATCCGGCTCAACAGATCCTCCGCCGAGCCATAGGTGACGCTCTTCCCCTCGTAGTCGAGCCGCAGCCTGCCGGAGGCATAGGCGCGGCGCAGCGCCGATAGCTCGGTCTCCGTGTAATCGCTCATCGCAACCACCTCTCGCGCCGCGGCCCCAGCCAACTCGACGGCCGTCTCGCCGGCGCCGTCGCCGGGATCATCCACGGCGGCGTGACCGGCACCGGCGTCGAGCGCTCGCGCACCGCGTCGATCCGCTCCGCCTCTGACGTTCCCAGCAGCACCAGCGGATTATTCCTCGTCGCCCCCACCTGCTCGGCAAAGGCGTTTAGTCTCATGCCGCGGTGCATCAGCGCGCACAGCGCGGCGTAGGAGTAGACGCGGCAGTCGAGCGCTTCGTTCGAGCGCCCTGGCCGCGGCTGCCATACCCGAAACGTCCAACCCCCGACGCGCTTCGGCACGAGCCGCTCCGCGGTCAGTTGGTCGAACCGCGCCCGGTCCCAATAGGCCGGGAAATGCATGTAGCCCGGCCCCGGCTCGATTATCTGCATCCGCGATGAGATGCTGTCCTTTGCCGCGTTGGTCCCGATCATCACCGGGCGAAACCCACCGGTCCTCGCCTTCCGCGCCTTCCTGATCGCCGGCCAAACCGGCGAGCGCTGGCCCGAACGTTCGCTCGCGCCCTTGATCGCATGCACTCCGCCCTGCATGAGCGAAGCATTCTCGCGGCAGAAATTGTAGACCGCCTGCGTGTGGTTGCCGCCCGAGTCGATGCACGCCGCCATCGCAACAAACGGCACGCCGTCGGCGCGCAGCCAGCGCCGCGTCAAGTACTCCCTGACCTGTTCCCAGAACCGCGGCGTCTCCTGGTCGCCGTCGAACACCTCGTAGGCGATCGACCACGATTCTTCGTCATACCCCCAGCCGACCACCTCAAGCTCGATCCGGTCGCCCTGCGAGTCCCCGCCGATCGTGATGACCGCGACCCCGTCCGGTATGTCGGCCCCGTATACCTCGCGGCGCGCCATGAGCACGTCGGGCTCAACCTCGATCCCGGCCTTGCGCCGGTATGGCATCCCCAGTTGCGTATTCCACCAGACCTGGAGCAGGTCCTCATTGGCCTGCGCGGCAATCCATTTCGTCGCGATATCCGCCGGCCGATCCTTCGGCCAGGGGCTGTAGAGCTTCGACGCCTGAAATCCGGCGTGGTGGTTCGGCACCGGCCAGGCGCCGCAATCGGGGCAGCGCGCCCGATAGACCGCCCAGCGCGGGCCGGCCCACCAATCCCAAGTTTGCGCCACCGCCGCGCCACCGCCGCGCCACGCCGCGTCATAATCGGCGAGCGGAACATGGCTCTTACCGCAGCAAGTGAACGCCCGCGTCTGGTGCCATCGGATCGTCTGCAACGCCCGCAGCCGCTCGCCCTCTGACCACCCGGCGCCGCACGCCTCGCAATAGAGCAGCGCCGTCGCGGTCAGGTGTTCGCCGCTTTCGCCCTTGCCCCACTCCACGTGCCGGGTGAAATCCAGAAACTGCCGGTGTTCGCAATGCGGGCAGGCTACCGATGCGCGGCGTTGGTCTGACTCCGCGTAGCTCGACGCAATCCGGCTTTCTTCCTCGACCGTCGGTGAGCAGCAGCGGATAGACAGCCAGTTCGCAAACCGCGCCGTCCGCTCCTCGCCTATCGCAATCGGGTCGCCCTCGCGGCCGACCTCGTATTTGTCGATCTCGTCGAAAAGCATCACCCGGGCCGGCCGGCTCGCCAGGTTGGTCGGCGAACCCGCCCCCACGATCGCCAGAAACCCACCCGGGAACGGCTTATAACCGATCGATTCCTCGCTCGACCGCGTCTTCATCGTGCCAACCATGTTGCGTAGCACCGGCGTCGCCGCGATCGTCGGAGTGATCCTCTCCTTCGAAAACTGCTGTGCCGCCTCGTCTTTCGGTTGCACCAGCAGGATGGGACAGGGGTCGAGGTGCGCGAGGTAGCCAAACGTGTTGAGGAGCAGCGACGTCTTCAGCATCTGCGTCGCCGCCATCGCGGTGATGACGTGAACGCCCGGCTCGGTCACCGCCAGCATCGGCCCGCGCGCGATCTCCGCCGTGGCCGTCGACCAGTTTCCGCCCCCCTCCTGCTTCGCAATCCGCCGGTAGCGGTCCGCCCATTCCGGCACGCTGATGAGGGGTGGTGGAGCAAACCCGCGGCGCCATGCGCGCCGGAGAAGCTCAATTTTTGAGGAGGTCGCCGAAGTCGGGCTCGCCCATTCCAGCGATAAGGGCTCTGACATGCTGCTCCAACAGTTCAGTCACCCGCCCCGCCGGCAGGTCGAGGTCCGCAGCGATTAGCGGACCCACCTGGCTCGGCCAGCTGAGGAGCGCGTCGCGAAACCCTCGGGACAATTCGAAGAAAAGCGTCTGCACCGCGTCGAGTTCGATCAGCGCCCCGGCCTTGCGCTGAAATTCCAACGCCCGCAGCCCGGCGAGCGCGCTGTCCTTGACCTGGCCGGACGCCGACTTGGTCCCGGATTTTCCCTCGATCAGCCCGGCCAGAAATTCGCCGATCTCCTGCGGCCCGCCAGGCGGTTCGTCCTCGATCGCAAATTTCCCGAGCCGCGCGCCCTCAAGTTTTACGTCGGAAGGCTCGACCTTGACCCGGCCGCCCGCCGTCAATTCCAGGTGGCCGTGCGCCGCCCAATAGTCGACCGTTTGATGCGTGACGTCGTGCAGCCTGCCGAACGCTGATTTCGAGACGATGCGCAAGGCGCAATTGACTTTCGATGGTCTTAGCTGGACAGCAAAAGCGCGAAGTGCGCC